AAGGTTATATTTCTTCAATAAACTTTTCAAACGCCTTTGGACCAAACCCTCGTTTTAATTTTTCTATATTATCAGAAGTATCTCCCATAATAACCTTATATAATAAAACCTCAAAAGGTTTTACGGGTATTACTTCAATTTCATCAGTATCTAAATATTTGTTCCAATAATTTTCATTTTCTGGGATACAATAAAGTTTCAAATTTTTTGAATTATTATTGAACAAAGAAACATTTTCGTTCATTATTTGTCTAATGTCCGAATCTCCCGTTATGATAACCAAATTTTCGTATTTTACACTACCGAAATAAAGTGACCAAACATATAATAAATCATCTCCTTCGGCTCCCATAACTCTACTTACAATAATTCCCTTCTTTCTTAACAAAGATTCAAACTCATTTAAAGCGATAAGGAAATATTTATAAAACGTCTCTTTCACTTTAGTCAAAGAGTATTTATAATTATCATATATACTATATCGCCAAGAAGATGAATCTATTACAAACGCTACTTTATCTACATCCTCAAATTTTCTTAATGTAAAACATAAATCAATTACGCATTTACGAATCAAAACTTGAAGTTTTTCCTTATCTTGAAGAATATCGGACATATCTTGATCTTTATAATAAGTAGAAAATATAGAAAAATTGCGATGGAATAAATAGTTCCCGTCAAATAATATATTCATTTTTTTATTTTTAAAATTGTTATTAAAATAACTATGGAAGCTAAAATAAATAACCTCCATAATAGAATTATATAAACAAACTTATTTCAAAAGTTTAACCTTACCCGCTTTTTCTTTATACGACGAACTTACTTGTTTATGCAATTCAGTATTCTTCCCATCATTGAAACCGTTAGAATATGAATTATTAATTTTAGTTGTAAAACTACGCCCGTTAACGGGATGATACTTATGAGAAATATATTCTTCTATCTCATATTTATTTCTTACAACTAAAGAAGTAATCTTTGAACTCAAAACTTCATCTTCTTTTTTGTCTTTATCACTTTCTTCTTGAAGCTTATAATCTAAGCCGTCAGCACATCCTACTAAGTAGCTTCTTTGGTATTTATCTTTTCCAATAGGTCTATTAATATATTCCTCCGTCTTTTGATATTCCTTAAATCTAATTTTAGAAAGATAAACAAATTTATCTGAAAGAAAGTCGCGAAGCCACTTGACGGTTTCCAAATTTTCCTTTTTACCAAAGATTAACAAATTTTTAGTAGATTTATTTAAAGTAAAACATTTACAAAAATTCCATTTACAAATAACTGTTAAAAGCCTAAATTCCCAAATTCCTCCTATACTTTTATAAGTATAGCCGCTTGTCGGCTCTTCTAGCACATTATCTACTTTTTCGGTTTTTCTTTCTACCTCTTCCATAGATATATTATATTGAACTAAAAGTCTTTGAATAGCGGCAGCGGCGGCGTTAGCTTCTTCCTCTGATTTAATTTCCTTAGCTCCTTCATAAAGAGCTTTCAATTTCTTCAATTTTCCTAATACATTATCTAATTCCATAATAAAATATTATTATATGTTTATATTTTACGTAAATTTGCAACAAAAACTTTCCTAGAAGATTCTCTATTTCTTTTGCACCAATCAAAATGAACTAAATAAAAATTGCTATCTAAAATTTCTGTTACAATCCCTGAAACTTCATCTTTTTTATCACAATTTTTAAAACCTTGATAAATTACTCTTTCTCCGACTAAAAATTTTTCCATAATATTATTCCTTTACATTTTGTTCGTATATTGATCTTTTTTGTTTCGTAATTAATAGAATATTTCTTCATTATATTTTGCCCGTCATGCCGATAGCGAAGCGTAAATTATTATTTAATAATTTCTTTTAATTGGTTTCTTTGCTTGTAATTCAAAAATAATTCTTCTTGAAGATAATTCATCGCTTCCTTCCTTGATTTCATATCCTCCGTACCAAATATTTGGTACTCTGAAATCTGATCCTTCAGGAGTACTGCATGAAATACAATCAATTCTTATCGAACAATTTTGATCTGAAATAATATCCCCTAATTCAAACTTATGAGAAGATTCAACATATTCTTGAAGAATTGTTTCTTTTGCTATTCTTAAAGCTTGCATTTTAGCTACAAGAATTTGTTCAGCAGATAATTTTTTAGTTTCCATGATGTTTTGTTTAATAATTTATAATCTTCTAATCTTTCCAAGTGTAATCAATTACATATTCATATCCCATAGAAAGTTTCTTTACTTCCTTGTCCTCTCCCTTACAAACTAATGACTTATCTTTCCATGTTTTCTTTTTATCCTCAGGAGAAAAAGTCATAGAATAAACTATATCGGTTTTAGTTCTTTGTACAACCTTTAAATCCATCATATTTCTTTGATCACTATCCATTGTTTCAATAAATCTACTAATTTCATCAAGTACTATTGAATTCATACTGATGACGCTTACTATTAATTCTTGTTTAATCATGATGTTTATATTTAAATGTTTATATTATTAGTTGATTAACCTCGTACTCCACCGTTGTATATTCTCTTTAATTTTCCATTACCATACTTTCTATAGTTAGGCGTATCTTCTTCGAATAAACGGTATGCCTCTGCGATATTAGATGCGCAATAATTAATCTTCGCACGCCTACCCATTGAATCTATTATTTCGTAATAGTTATCTTGTTTTGATTTTAAAGTTTTCATAATCTTTATTCTTTAATTGTTTATATATCTTTTCAACAATACAAATATACGGACTTCTTGTTAAAGAAAAAAACTTTTTGTTAATTATTTTTGATTTTACCCAAAGATTTAACTTCTATTTAATAAAATAAGGAGCTCAATGAGCTCCTTATAATGAAACAAAAATTAAAAAATGAATCAAATATTTAAAATCAAATTATTTTGTTCAGAAAGTTCAACTAATTTTTTTTCTGTAGGAATCCAACCGCAAACAAATACTATTTTGAACCCTAGAGCTAAAGAAGCTTTATGCCAAGCGGTCGTTAAAATCTTAAAACGTTTATCTTTCATATACATATCAAAATCAGATACAGATATTTCATAATAACCATCTTTAGAAAAAGTAGAATATGAAATTACACCTTCTTTAAGACTTTCTATTTTCTTCAAAATATTTAATACAAACGCGTCTTTATTCATCTTATCTCACAAGCTCCTCCAGAACATCCTACAGCTACCATATCTCCAGAAAATATATCTCCTCTATCACTCATTATAGAATGAAAGTCAACTCCATTTTTATCAATATACTCTTTGATAGAATTGAATTCATTTTTGGTTTCCTTAGAAGAAAGTCTCTGGAATGGAGCGTTATCATAGATTTGATCACCGTGTTTAGGCAATAAAGAAACTCCCGTAAATAAATAGTCATTAGTAAATAAAACAGAAGCTACTTCATCCCATTCTTCATCTGAAACTTCAACTGTTGCCGAAACATTATTTGGTATAGTTTTATTTTCTAAACTTCCTTTGTTTATCCAATAATGTTTTACCATACTTATAAATTTCAAATGTTCAATAGCTGTTACATCATCTTTAACTACCAAATCTTTATTCATTGATTCGATAGGGAAACTAATAACCGCTTCATCCCCTCTTAATACTTTTACCAAAGGAGTATCTTTCAATGCTTTGAACTCTGGACTATAAGTTTTAATCCTAACTCTTCTAATATATTTATGAGCGTGAGCAGGATGTATCCCACTACAATATAATCCCAAAATGCTTGAAGCGTTCCCCGACGGCTTTATAGTAGTACAAGTTCGGCTTTTATTTATACCAAACTCTAAAGCATATTTAATATTGGTTTTCGCTACTATCTTAGCCCCCTCTCTTAATATCTCACCTCTTAAGATAGGATTGGCATAAATGCCTGTAATGCTCACTCCAATAGCTCTATCTCGTTCAGCTATCTCCTGAGAAGATGAAGAAAGATATTTAAAATCAGTATAAAGTGATTGCATAGTTGCTACAAAAGAAGCTATTTCGCAAACTTCAAAAAAGTCTTCTTTGGTTTTAACTCTCTCGGCATTAATTTCTACCAAATTGCAAAATGCGAAACCCGTTTTTCCATTTATATTAGGTTTCATTACAATCTCGGCACAGGGATTAACCGTATACTCAAAATTCTTTACATTTACAAATCCAGGCTCCCCAAATTGTCTTATTACAGATAACTTTTCCTTAAGCTCTTGATATTTCAACGGTTTATCTAAGGATGTAAGTATACTATTATTGGCCATAGCTCTTTGAGAATTTTCTTCCCACCAATTACCTGTTTTGGCTCTCATCATCAGTTCATCTTCTTTATCAAATAGAGCTATCATAGCTGAACGACGAACTCCCCCGCTAACTACACTATCGGCGATATAGCAAATTATATCATGTATTTCTATGCTCTTAAGCTTTCTTCCTTGAGCTAATAACATTACTTCTTTTATTTTATTATGAGCCTTTATTAATGGCTCTGGTCCAGGAGCAACAAATTTATTATCAATAAGTTCTCCCTCTTTTCTTATCTTGCCAAAATACATATCTGGTAATTCTCCTTCAAATAGAGAATTCATTAACTCCTTTATAGAATCTCCCCAACCTTCTATCGAATCTTCAACTACAAATAAGTTCCTTCTTTCTCCGCTATTTTTCTTCACTTCGGGAAGTTTGTTTATATAATCCTTATGTAAAGAATATCCAACTCCGCAACCACACAATAACAAATACATTATTTCTCCAAAAACTTCAACTCTATCAATGTATGTGCTACAACAATTATACATCTTAGTCTCATGTTTCAAAATTCCGCTATTTTTATTTGGAGAAGCAAATTGCCTACCTCGTTGAGAAGAAAGTATTTTCTTATCATACTCAAGTTCCTTCGCCTTAAGTATCATCCCCCCTACATCAGAAGTAAACAAGTTTAACTCAGAAAGTTTAATTTCGTGCATATTATATATCCTATCTATCGTTTCTCTCCAATCTTCCAAATTACCATCTGACTTTCTCTGAGAATACTTAGAAAGAAATACATAATCCGCTAATAAATCAATACCACTCTTTTCCATATATTTTTTATTTTTTTTGTTCTTTTAATAAATCAAGATGAACATTCTCATCAGCTACTATTTTTGAAATTAATTGAAGGGCTATTTTAACAGTATTCGTTTCCTCTACCTTTTTTAACTTAACTTCTATTTTCCCATAAAATTCTATGGCCTTTTCTTCTGCCTTAATTGCTATTTGTACCGCTTCTTTAGAATCTTTCCCAATAGTTACGCTTGAATTATTAAATTTTTGGTCAATTCTTCCTCCTATTTTTTTTATAAAATCGCAAAGTTTGGAATAATGCTTCATTTCCGTTAAAGCTATTCCCAACATTAATTCTCCAATATCTTCAAAAGTAGATTCTTGAGAAGTGTACATATGTATAGAAGTTAATTCAGAAAAATCATTTTGTCCATTATTAGCCGAATAAAACCATTCCGCTAAAACTCCGTCGTCAGATTTTGCTTTATTAAAACTAGGATATTCAATCTTAGAATCATTATACTTCATAACATTTACTAAAGCGTCGGTTAAATTATCAACGGCATTAGTTTTTTCGTTTTTCTTTAAAATAAATTCTTCCATATTTTTTTACTTTTTATAGATGAATTATTCTTACTATTTAATAAAATTAATTGGGGCGGTCAATTAAGTCCGTCCCAATAACATAACATTATAAACATTTTAATATCATATCCCTGTATGACCAAAACCTCCTGCGCCACGTTCAGTTTTTTCGGTAAAAAAAGATTCAAATTCAAATGTCGCTTGAACTACATTTTCTACAAAAACAAACTGAGCAATTCTTTCTCCTCTTATAAAAGAAACTGATTCATCACCCTCGTTTATTAATAAAATATTGCATTCCCCCTGATAATCAGAATCAATTGTTCCAGGAGAATTAATGCAAGTCACCCCATATTTAAGAGCTAAACCGCTTCTTGGTCTAACTTGAACTTCAACGTCTTCGGGAAGTTGCATATAAATTCCTGTATGTATAAGTTTTCTTTCTCTGGGCTTAAGAATAAAATCTTCATTAGATTTAACATCTGCGCCAGAACTTCTGGGAGTTGAATAAAATGGAACCTGTCCGCCATCCTTCAAAATAATCTTAATAACTCTTTGTTTCATTTTTTATTATTTTTTTTGTTTTTAATTCTTCCTAAAATATAACCTTGATATAGTTTTTATCTCTTCTATTATTAACCAATAAACGTATATTTGAAACCAGTTGTTATTAAATTTGCCGCTAATTTAGCCAACCAAAATGAAGAACTTATATCGTCATGATCTGAAACACTTTGTAACCCATGTTCTGTAAATGCTACTGAACCTAAATCACTAAAAATCAAATCTTTGGCATTTTGAGAATATGCATCTCCAACAGGTATATGTATTTTGCCCCTTTCCATATCTATGGCCAACCCTGGCCAACCTGTTTTAAGATCATATTTATCTATTCCCGTAGTATGCCCGACTACCGGCAACCCCTGCTTATCTGATTCTTGAACAAATATTTGTTGAAAAGTATTTTGTTCCATCACAATAGTATTAGGTCTGAATCTAGCATTTAGCCCCTTTAAAATTTGCATTTGTTCATGAAATGTTTTGCCCTTATCTCGGTACATATTTAATAACCATCTCTCTCCCGTATCTCCATCAACTCCCCAAGTTGTAAATACAGTATAATCTGCTCCAACATTCGCTGAAATAGCGAAGTCACATCCCATTACTACCTTATCGAATTTTATTGGAAAATCGTCTCTATTCCTAACTAACGTATAATTTTCCATTCTTAATAAAGAACGCTCAAGAATATTTAATGGAAATATAGAAGATTCATTTGTAATAGGTCTACATAAATTTTCTCTTGAAAATATTATATTTCCTTGACTTTGTTTTTTATCCATAAGGTCAGAAAAACTCCAACGTTGTGGCCATAAAATTCTTCCATCTGGAAATATTGCTGGGTATTCTATTACAAACCAACCTTTTTCGTCTTTTGTTGCCTTACTTTTTAAATCGCCGTATAAATCAGCCGCATGGAATGGAGTTCCTACTACAATTATTTGACCTCCCGGAACAAGCATATTCATAATAACAGAATGAAAATAATCAGTGCTCTTCTGACGTTGTAAAGAGCTATATATTACGTTATCTTTCAATCCGTCATCAACTACTATCCAATACGGGTGAGCACCACGTACGGATGACCCAAAACCCTTACAGGTTAATCTCGCTCCGTTCTTACAAGATATATTAGTACTTGCCCACGCTCCATCATTTCTTGAGTTCGGATAGAGCCTATCTTTCAATATGTCATTCCCTTCGATAGTCCCCTTAAGAATTTCCATTAAATCTACAGACTGTTGCAAAGAATAACTAAATAAATATCCACGATTAGAATTTGACTTTGAAGGTCTTGCTGAAAATCTTCCGCTTTTAGGCTTAGAATATTTGTATAATTGCCAAGCGGGATAAGCATTGGAAAAATAAAAAGACTTTCCGTGATCTCTAGCTGCATTTATACATAACTTTCTATGCCTATGAACAAGGTCTCCCCACTCTAAATGATGCCAAGATAACTGAAAATCAGGCATAACCGACGTTATAAAATAAGTCAAATTTCTTGACCTTAAAACCTCTTCTATAGAAAGTGAAAGTCTTTCTTCATATTTAGGAGAAAAATCAATATTGGGGTCTCCTGTGAACATTACTTGATAGGCGTCTTTCATTAAATTATCAATCACCCAATCAATATCTCCCTGAGAACCTTGCATTAATTCTAAAACGCCCTTATCATCCATTCCGTCGATTATTTCATCAACGACGTCAAGGCATTCTAACCTATGCATAGGAGATTGAAGAAGAGTGACATTTGAACCTATATCTAACATAATTACGATTATTCTTTTTATACAACAAAAGCTAACGAGAGAAATATTATAAATCTCGTTAGCTCTATTATTTATACTTGAAAATACTTACTTACCGTACTTAATTCTCTTATGTATAAGAATCTCTAAATTTATACGAGCTTCGGATTGTTCTTTATAGGTTAAAGTGTTGTCCGAAGCTATCGACGAATTATATCTAAGAATGTCATTATTCAATACATCGCAAATGGACATAATTTCCTTTTCGATAGATTTATGGCAACTCTTCTTATCGAAATTTAATTTGAACTCATAATTCCCCTTAGTAAATTCTACCAATCCAAATGCTCTCAATAATTCTAGTATCTTACTAGCATTACTGTGAGTAAGATTTGTTTTCTTTACCACTTCTACTCTCGTGAAAATTCGGTCTTCGGATGATTCGATAGCTCCGTTAACCGTTAGAATATTCCAAAGTTTCTGACACTGTTGTTCAGCGTGAATACGATTTGAAGTATCATCTAAAAATTCGCCTATACTTTTTGCTTTAGGCTCTTTAGTCTTAAGATAATCAAATATGATTCTATCTTCAAGAACTACCACTTCAACTCCATTTCGTTTCGAAGAATCTAAAACATCTTTTGAAACTCTAGGATTCAAACACGACAATAAAATAACAGACTGTTCGGGAGAAAGTTGTTGTTTAACTTCAGGTTGTACTTCCTTTTTACTTAAAAATGAAGATTTTTCAACCTCTTTAATCTTTTCTTTTTCCATCTTAGCAGCTTCAATTTCAGCTTTTGTTCTCCTTTTTCTTTTCTTAGGAGTTTCTTGGTTATTCAATTCATTTGGCATAATAATTTTTATTTGTTATTCATTATAACTTTGTTATTTAGCTCCACATTTAAATTCAAAAAAGTCTTTTCCCCTAAGTCTAGTTTTATTTTCCAAAGAAACTGTATCTCCTTTCTTAGAACGAAGTTTCCTCATAAACCATCTTAATAAATCGGCAGTTGCTTCAACATCATTCATAGCTCCATGAGCATCCGTTATTTTTATTTTAGCAGCTTCGCAAGAAGCCCCCAAATTCAATTTTTCTTGTCCTGTAATACCAAAAGCTAATTTTGCTAATACAAATGTATCTATAAAATTAGGATACAACCAATAATCTACAGACAATTTTTTTTCATAGTCTAAAGCATAATTTAGCATTCTTATATCAAACGGAACATTATGTCCTACAGAAATTAAACGTCCCATTTCTTTTTTCTTCGCTTTAGCTCTATAAACTTCCCAAAACTCTGTCGCCGTGGCTACAAAATCTTTTATCTTCATACCAGAATTTATATCGGACATACTTACCATAGTTCTGTCCAAGGCTCCTTGTTCTATCACTAAATCGGCGTAAGGTTTAACAAAAGTTTCCCATCTGTCTATCTCCTTTAAAGTCTTTCCATCTAGGATAACGGCAGCATATTGAGTTATTGGATTTTTCGTTTCGTCTAATCCTCCTGTCTCGCAATCAAAAACTATATAATTTGAACGTATCATAATATTATTTTATTTATAAGTAAACCCATGTACTCTATAACTTTGAATACACGGGTTTCTATTATTTTGCCCATCTGATAAATCTAATTAAATTTTAAGTTTAATTGATCCACAGATTTTTTCTTGGTCAAATGGGCTTATATAAAACGACGGGCTAAATTTTTACGAATAAAAAGGCGTTCACCTGTACTGTATAATATTTTATTCTTCGTAAGATTTGCCGGAAATGGGGAATATTGTATTTTATTATAAATGTAAAAGTTTTGATAAACGGGATATCCAAGTTCATTTATAACTACAATACTATTTTGTTGGGTTATATTTGAAACAAGACGTGCATCTGTCCTTTGGCAGAAATTAAAAGTTACGGGCGGCAATGATACCACAGCGGAATTAATTACGAATATATTTTTACAAACTTCTGTTTTGAAAATCTTTCCGACATCTTTATCGGAAGGAAATGCTTTTGCAGATACGGTAAACAGAAGCATAACCGCAGCAAACAATAACAATAATCTTTTCATTTTTCTTTTAAATGTTTTTATTTTACAATAATTTCTTATGCGAAGATGGAGTAAATCTTTCTCATTATTGTTAATTCTCCTTTTTATTAAAATTGTATTAGGCTCTTATATTTGATTAAAGATTAATAAAGCCTAAAGCCTTAGCGGTATTAATAATCATATTTTTATATTCATCTGGTATACCGAACCTGTAAAAATTTACTTGAATATGTTCTTCAAAAACAGAATTTTCTTGTCTTTCTGAAGCCGCTTTCCAATCACATATCATTTCTATTATGTCAAATAGATTCATATCTTTTATACCATTTTTAAAATGTTCTATATGGTGTCTATTGACCATATGGTGATGTTTAACCGCTTCTTGAAATCTAGGGTCATTTACTTTTTTATAGTACTCTTCACTACCGTATTTGAATTTTCTGAAGTCATTCCCTAATGATTCAAAACCAAACGCTTCTGGCTCCGATAACTTTGACTCATCGTGTTTGGAACCTCTATTAAGAATAATAACCGCCGATTCTTTCATTAGTTCATTTACCCTACGAATATGTTCTAATGTCGTTTCTCTTACGCTCTTATTCATAATATCAATTATCATTTTCAGGCGTTTTATTCGCCTTCAATTTAACTTCATCAATAGTTTTCTCCTTATCACCCTTCTCTTTAGTTTTTCCGTAATCCTTCTGATTCATAGCCTTTTTTAAAATATAACCATTATCAATTCCTTCGTCTTCATTGGCTTCCTCTTCAAAAATCATCTTCTTAGTAATGCAATCATCTTTATTGGCACAATGATCACATTTACTTTTATCAAAGATAGTCCCTTTTTGAATAATAGAATGTAAAGGAGGTTTCAAAGTAGTGGTATACTTTGTTATAACTTCGGCTAAATTCAAACCTTCTTTTACCCCCTTATCAAAAGATTCTTCTGACACACTATCTGCATAAGAAAATAAGTTTTTTATTATCTCATGCACTTCTTCTTTAGAATATGTGTTCTTTTTTGAATCAGACGAATAGAACAAAGAATCTAAAACTCTTCTAACTATCTCTGAAGAATATGAAGCGCCATGTTTTTTATAGTTATTCATACAACTCCTCAAAGATGCGATTATAACTTCTCTTTCTTTTTTCTTTAGAAAAATCTTTAAAACAATTTTTTTTACAATTCTCATTTCTTTTATTTTTTAATTAATAAATCTACATTTTCCCAACCTAATATATAAGGTAAAGTCCATTTACCTTTGTCATCTTTTCTTATGACTTTTACAAATTTTTCTTTAAACCTTTTTACAGTATACGGCTTAGCATACTTCAATGAACCATCATATTTGTTATCAGGTATTTGTTCTGAGTAAGGAGAAACTCTTACAATTTCTCCTTTCATTAAGGGTTTTAAAAGATGTTTATTCCACGAAGTCTTTTCAGATTCTCCATTTACAACAATAAACTTTGGTAATTTATCTTCTTTGATTATTGATTTCATATTATTACTTATTTTTGTATTGTTATAAACTTTGCTAAATAAAAAATAACGAAGAAAAGCAAACAATATTCACCAATCTTCGTTACTAAAATCTATCTTCTCTTATTTCTTACTTTTTACCAGACTTTTTAACGGTCTTCGTCTCAATGACTTTCTTGATTGTCGAAGTTGGGGTAAATTTCAACGTATGGCTTTCTTTAACATCCATAGGTTTCTTAGTAAGTGGGTTAATACCTTGACGAGCGGGGTTTACCTTTTGACGAAATTTACCCAGAGTTGGTAAATTTACATCGTCGCCGTCGGTTACACAAGCTTCTACAATAACTTCGCTAAGGGCATCAACTACTTTATTAACATCTGTCTGAGTAATACCAGACTTTTTAGCCACTGCGGCTACCAATTCAAACTTTTTCATTTTGTTTTTACAATTAAATTAAACATTTATAGCATTATATATAACTGAAATACTTAAACTTCAATTATTTTAAAACCTTCTTCCTCCAAACGTTTCAACATGGAACTCCATCTCTTATCTCTAATTTCTTCTTTTATAAACCAAACGCCTACATCTACTTTAGGAAAACGAATACTTTGTTCCATCCCTTTGTTTATAACAATTCCATACTCCCAATGTGCCGTAGGTTTTTCTACAAATTTAACATCCTTTTCAAGACTTTCTATACCATACAAAGACATAAAAATACCAACATCTTCAAAATTAATTACTGAACTAATGTACCTGATCTCTTCAGATTTTTTAGCGTCTTCCGCTAATGATTCATCTTCTTCGTCATTAAAGTCTTCAGAATTATTGTAAGTTTTTTTCATCTTCTTTCTTTCGGGATATACAGTCTTTCCCGTTTCTTCAGAGATTTGACATAAATTTACTTTCATAAGTCTTCTTTTATATCATTATAATTCATATAAACAATAAAAGGAGAAGCGTTGCATTCAGCGATAAACGGCTTCATATCGGCTCTTCCTTTCAATACTAATCCAATAGCAAACTCGTTCGTAGAATATTCATGGTAAAGAGTTCTTTCTACAACAATTGATTTATATCCTTTAAAAAATGAAGGAATCTTCCAACCTTCTTCGTCTTCTTCGTCGTTAGGTTCAAGTAAAACTATATCTTCAATTTTACATTTAAGCCGAGAAGCTACTTCGTCATAATATCTTTTGAGACTAGGATATTCATCTAGTTTTTCTTGTATGTAAGTTTTTCCTTCTTCACTTATTATAAATTTCATAACAACCCTTCTTTCTTTAAATCGTTTAAAACATTTGTCTGTGCTACTCTAAACTCTGTAATAACTTTCCAAGCTTCGGTTGATATCATACGTATACCAGACTTATAAAAATCCCAGAAGAATGTATCAATTGTTGAATTCATACCAAAAATTACATAATTGATATTTTCTCTTCGAAGTGGAATATGAACATCAATATCATAATCTGATATTCGAATTGTAACTCCTCCGATTACGTTTCTATTCTCCGAAGGATCAAATCTAACAAATTTTAAAGAATGAGTTAAATATTCATTGTTAACTTTTTCTAAAAACGCAAAATCTTTATTAACAAAGTCGGCAGGATAAATTTCATTTCTTCCTATCGCATTAGCGTCAGGAAGAATTTCAACTATCGCTTTTAACATATCCTGAGAAATAAGAATCTTTTTATTTTCGTTGTATAATCTTATCCACTTTTTCTCAAGTTCTCTATAATTTTTGTCTCTGAGATTAATTTGATATTCTATTTCCTCTCTCTTCGTTTGCAATTCTTGTCGAAGTATTCGACGTGCAATTTTTTTTACTATTTTCATTTTATTGATTTTTTTTATGTTTCCCTTTTATCGTAAAGATACAAAGAAAGTGCCCAAAGAAAAATCTTTACTCAATTTACTTTATATCTTCAAACTTAAAAACTTTGGTACATACGCACATGCATAATATCTCCCCTATAGTCCCCTCTTCTTCAGCCCAAAGAATTGTCTTCCAAAGAAGAAAGTTCCTCTTGATATTTTGTTAAACAATCTCGTAATATCGGAAGGGGTTGTTTAGTATAATTATCAATCTTGCCTTCTAAAATATCTTTGATCATTTTTATATTGCTTTTTAATATCAAAAGTCTTTTGACTCTGTAACTTATCTTATCCATAATTTGATTGTTATTAGCGTTAAAAAACTTAAGTAGGGGAATTTATCACCTGAAGTATATAAAGTTATTTACAATTTGTATTATAGCTTGTCTGAGCATTATTATATTATTTCAGATGACCGTTTAATCTTCTTTTTCTTATTTAATTTCCCCAAACTAAGAAATTCAACAATCTAACTATAACGTCCCATATTTGTATAATTTGTATAGAAATATAAACAAATAAAAAAGAGATTATACCGTATGTAATTGTTTTCCAAATTCTACGATATTTAAGTTTCAGAACTTTATTTCCAAAACGACCGTTGATTGCATATAATATTTTGTCCATAACTAATAATATTTATTTGTTTAAAAACTTTGTTATGCTCCAAAATTAGTTATTTATTTATTATAAACAAAGAAAAGGAGAAGAAATATTTAAAAATCTTCTCCTTTTTAACTTTAAATAAATATTTTGTATCAAATTACAATATGTCTTGTACTTCCTATTGTAAAATAAAGATGGGAACCTTCATACTCTAACAGTCCGTCAGTGGGTACGGGTTTCAACGCCGCAGCTCTTATTTGCATAGAACTCAATGGCATTGGAGTTGCTCCCGCTCCTCCGTTTAGTGTTAAAGCTCCTCCAACTCCTGCTCCTCCATAACTTATGGCTGAATAAACAAAACCTCCTGCTCCTTGTATTGGAGTAACTGAAGTAGTTAAGGCACAAGCAAATAATATGCTTATCCCAGATGAATTAGTGATCAAACAGGGTATTCCCGTAGCTGTTAATGCTACAAGTTGTCCTATATAATAACCCGTTCCTGTAACAACTATTTGACCTGAAACCATATCACTTGTATGGGTAAATTTAACAGCTCCGTTAATTGACAATGCTAACTTTGTAATATCGTTTATATAAAATGTAACTCTATTAGCAATGACTGATCCAGCAGCAGTTGTAGTTGAATAAAAGGCTCTTGCAGTTGCGCTTGCCGTATATACATAACAAGTTCCGTCTTCTAAATATATTTTTGAAGAACTATTTGTGTTACTATAATATATAGCATCTCCCGTAGTTGAATAAACAGAACCTCCTATAAATTGAAGGTTTTGCGCTCCCGCTCCACTAAATGTTAATGTAACTCCTGTTGAACTTGTTAATAAGATATTCGTCACAACTACAGTACCCGTAAAGTTAGATGTATGATTACCAGATATTGTTATACCAAATTTTATAGAAGAGGTTAAATTTACATTCGCTTTGAAGGTCAAATTTTCATTGTAAGTCCCAGGATATACAAATATAGTAGTTCCTGAAACGGCGGCGTTAATAGCCGCTTGTACCGTCAAATAAGGTTTATCTGCACTACCATTATTTGAATCATTTCCATTTTTAGCTACATACAAATAATTTTGAGGAGTTACTACGCCATTTTGTACTTTTGTAACAGCTCCATCAATATCGGCTCCTGTATGAGAACTTGTAAAATCTGCCATATTGTTTAATTTTTAATTTTTAAATTAAGCCCATCAACGGTTTTGAAAAATTCAGAAGCCGAAGTTTTGAAGTTATAATAAACAGGTTGAGTTTTTAATTTCTTTCCATCTGATGTAACAAAAGAGAGATTATCAGATGTCTTAAAATATTGTATGTATTTCTTTTTGATTCTACAAAAAGGTTTACCTAATTTTCCTAATAACCCCAACATAATCTAATACATTATATTAAGACTACCAGAAATAATGTAAAGTTGATCTTCTTTAGGAACAAAGAAGTATTCAGTTTCCCCGTCATTGATTATTATAACCGACGAAGGTTGACTATTCAATCTAAATACAGTATCTCCTATAGCCTTGAACCTTACTATATTTCCACTTATTTCCTGACTAACTAATCCAGGAGCAAATGTTTGACCAAACCCTACAGTTAACGAGGGGATAGGTCTTGAATTTGAATCAACAGGAAGTGATCTGCTCATTTTATTTTATTTTTAAATAATTATTTTATGTTACTATAATAACTGAAAAACCGACAGACTGTTGTCCATCGGTTAACAAAAATATTAACAATAAAAAGAACCTATTTCTTCACCCAATATCCTTTTTCATCATCATAATATATATGATTCTTTTCTAGTATCGAAGCTTCGTAGCTTCCCAAGTCTGTATAATTCCAATCCGTTGTAGGGTCAATGTACCCTAAATAATCGTTCAAATCTACTTTTTCAGCCTTAAGAGTTTTCTTTTTAACGCCCTTAGGAAGAGTTTTGTTCGTATCAACCTTTTCGGTAAAAACGGCAGGTTGTTTTACAACGTATTCTTTTTTGTTATTGCATCCTAATAAGGAGAATAACATTATTAAAATGATAAATGTATTTTTCATATTATTAATATTGTGTATTTTCAATCCGTTAATAACTTCATATCCGTATGAATTTTTTAAAATAGATTCTACTTCTTCACTACTTTTGCATTCTACGTTCATCTTCACTTGTTTGATTTGTTTCTTTCGGTTTTTACTACCAAAAAATTTAATTCTGAAATTTGCCATCGTTTTATTCGTTTACAACTAATTTAGATAAAGTAAAAGCCCCTCTTCCGCAAATAAATAATACTCTTATACCTTCTTTGTTCCACCAAAGACTTGTTTCTACAGAAGTATTGACTTGAATGAACCCCTGTTCTATTAAATCTTTTATCTCGGCGCGAGAACGTGAAATACTTTCAGTTTTTATATTTAATTTTTTCAATACATTTTCAGCAACAACATATTGCTCTTTATCCTTTGAAACTTGATATTCGTGAGCAAAGTCAGAAGCGTCTTTACAAAATGTTGAAAAATTAAAACTTCCATTAAAAGATATGTTTTCTTTGTATTCCTCTAATGGGTCACTTATTAAAAGAAGTTTAGAAGGAAGATGACCAGGATTAACGATTTCTGTTATAACAACTTTTAATCCAATTTCTTCAAAAACATTTTTTACCAATCCCATTTCTTCAAAAACTTCCTTAGCATCGCAATCTTTTCCTCTCCAATATGGGATAGGAATAACGATTGAATGGTTACAATACTTTTTTCTTAATTCTTCTTGATTCATGATAATATTTTTAATTGGTTCATTTTTTGAATTACTTTGTTTTTATAACTTTGGGAAGCTCTGGGATTGTGTAGTTTTATAGCTTTATTTATATCCTTTTTAGGATTATAATGTTCTTGAATTATTTCAAACATTTCTAAACTCTTTTCAGGATTATTTCTGCAACTCATAGAATACTTATTTAAACCAATGATTCTATTAGCTTCTTTTACGTATATAGGAGTAATTTGTAATATTCCTACGTCGTTCTTAGTTCCTATCGCTCTAGGATTGCCTTCACTTTCTACTTGTATCAAAGCTTCAATAAATAAATTCCAATTATCTTTTGGTATTATTTTATTTGTCGTCGGTATGTATATTGTTAATAATTTTACATTTAAATCGCTATAGCTTTTTTCTCCAAAAGAACAAGCAAAAATTATAAACAATAGTAACGATATTCTTTTCATTCTTATTTATTTTTGTTAAACTTCTTGAAAATACTCTCTCTTCTTTCTTCGGGGTGTCTTCTGAAATATTCAGAAATTACTTCTCTGTTATTCAATTTCTTCTTCAGTTCTCTAGCGATTCTGCTGAGTTCTGGTATAATATCAAATATTGTTCTTTTTCTCATTTTATTTTATCTCCTTTAAGCATATCATTATTATTTTATATAGTTGTTTGGTATAAATAACTTTGTTAACAATAGGAAAGGGGCAACTTTCGCTTGCCCCAAATCTCGGTTTATGCTGCGGCTCTTAGCGGCTGCGTAAACATTTTAATCGAATTTTTGCCATTTAGTAGGCTCTGTAAATACTCCGCTAATCATACTCGTGCGTTGTCAAAACCATATATCCCCGTTTGAAGGTTTTTTAAAGAGAACCTACAAACTCTAAGGGTTGCCGATTATTCGACGCCACCACTCCTTTTTACGAAAGGAGAAACGGAAGGTACTTCGATATTTGCGGACTTAATTTATAAACTAACAATTAAACTTAGTCAGGCAATTCTTCTTTCCCTTGTGGAGATAGTGGGATTCGAACCCACGTCCAACGCATTTTACTAAAAGCATCTTCATACTTACGTTCTTTAATAACTTTGTAATTCTTTTCTTCGTTCATAGAATATTGAATCCCAATTTCGTATAACATCTAACTCTTTGAGGTAATCAGTTAAATTCATACCAACGGGTATTTCATCTTTATAGCATTCTTCTGGAACATCTACGTCTTCTATGTTTTGTATCTTTTTATCCCAAACTGATTTGTTTAAACCTATCCACTCTCTAGCATCTGGTCTGGTATCATATATATCAAAATATCTTTTCTTCTCTATAGGACTAGGATATATAAGAAGATAAGGTAAATCCAAGTACTTAAAAACTTGTCTAGCCTGTACGGACATAGCCGTTAATACTATCTTATCTCTTTCGATTATTTTCGTAACGGTTTCTATATAATTTTCTGGGAAATTATCATTCTTTATGCCATTAGCTTTATCAGAATAAAAGTGTTCTGAAAACCAACCGTCCTCGAATCCAATACAATGCCCTTCTAAATAAGTCTTACCAATTCCAGGATAGTCGCATATGGCTTTTATTTTACCAGAAAGGAAGGCTTGTTTTATTTGTTGTCTATTTTTTATTAATTTCCATAATAAGAATATTAGCAAGTTATCATTCTCTGATTAACTTATTTGTAAGGAACTCCGTAGCTTCTATAATCTCTTCATCTGTCGTAAGAGAATCACTTGAAGGCTCAAAACCTGCTTCATAAGCAGCAAATAATATATCGTCATTGTCACTGATATAAGGTCTTACTCTTACTTCGTCATCAGGATTAATTGGCTCCTTGACTTCGTCTTCATCTGAATTATATTCTAATGAGTTTGCCATAGCTAAATTTCCGTCGCACATAATATTACTTTATTAAATCGGTTGGTAATGTTTCATATCCGTATTTATGGAAAAGGGCGTTAATTACTTCCATACTACAACTTTCCTGTTTACCCTCTTCGTTTCTAAAGAAAAAAGTTTCGTCTATCTTTACAATAGAATATCCCTTTAAGATAAACTTTTGAGCTAATTGTTGAGCTTTAGAAAGCTCCTTTGTCTTTCTAGGAACGGATAGAAACTCAGCTACTGTAAAACCCTTAGAAGGTTTAGTTTTTACAGTTTTTTCTTTCTTAGCCTTAGGAACGGAAGGAGTTTTTGTTTCTTTTATATCCGTTCTTTGTCCTTGTTTTTTGTCGGCGGGATTAGTCCTCCAATCGAATCTTCCTGGTTTGTATTCCGTCCATATCCAAGTAGGATGTTTCACGTTTACATCTCCGACCTTTCGAGACGTCTTAACTTCTTTAATTATGGGAAGTTCTTCTTTCGGTTTGTTTGGGGCAACTTCTTTAGAGACTTTATTCTTTTGATCTTCCAATTTTTCTTTGGAAGTCTTTTCTTTTTGAACGTCGGTCGGTACAGGTTTTCCTGTTTTAACAGCTTTTTCTTTACGGACTGCCATGTCATTTACCTTTTTAACAAATTTAATATTAGATTCTATTTCTCCGATTCTGGAATTCATTATCTTCCAAATATCTTCGTTCTCAAAATCTTCTCCTTTTATATCAAGCAAAATATTTCTTAGTTCGTCATAATCTGCCCAACTTTCTAATATTCTATTTGCAAATTTCTTAGCTTCTTTTGCATCAGGTCTTTTTTTACTAGAAATAGCAGACATTTTAACCGACTTAAGTTCATTAAGTCTAATTATTCGAGGGTCTTGATTTACAATATTAGAAATATCTTCTTTTAAGGGTTTTTCTTCGGTTTTTACGCCCATGGTAATACCAGCTGAAATAATCGCCTTCCCCTTACCATATAAATTCTCTTTCTTTACCATAATATTATATTTTTTACTTGTTGTTATAACTCTGTTAAAAACTTATTGTTAATTTTTCTCCTTAGCAAATTCTCTTATCCATAGAGGCATATTTTCTATTTCTTTTTTACTTGCGAAGGCAATCCAGATTACTATATAAATAATCTTTGGTACAAATAGTATGATATTTTTTAATTGTTTCATGATTACATTAATTTAGTGGTAAATTTATACTTACTTCTGTTGGTTCATTATCTTCCCATTTAGTTTTAGGAAACATTGTTTTAGGAAGTTCAATCTTTGGATCTTTATATAAATCAGCATAGGTTGTTTCTACAAACCAAAAACATTGACTCGTATAATAAGTTTCTTGTTTTTTAGGTTTTTTACCAACAAACAAATTTAATTCTCCGTCTTTGTCGCGAGCGACGTAAAATTTCTTTTTTATCATAATATTATTCTTTAAAGGTTCATTTCTTTTCAATCAATCCCTTAGGGCATAAGTCGGCTTGTCTAAGTTGGTCTCTTCTAGTCCATTTGTACTTATCGCAACTTTTAGCTATTTCTAAAGCTTCTGAATCCGATACGCGAGTTTCGTTTACATTTTCGAAATGAGATTGTATATAAGAGGCAATTTCTTTTATCTCTTTAGCCGCTTCAATTTCAGATTTTGTTATCCTACAAAAGCCGTAAGAAGAAACTACATAATTTGTTATAACTTTATTTCCTGAAAAGTTTCTATCTACGCAATTGTTAGCTATTTCGTTAGCCGTATTTACAGAAATGTCTTTTCCTTCCATTTCGAAGTTATTCAAAATATAAGAAGTTATTTTTGCGATTTTACCGTTAGATGTTGCGTTTATTGTTTTCATAATGTTTTGCTCTTTCGAGACTTATTTAATTGTTTTACTCCTTGATAACAATACAAATATACGGACTTCTTGTTAAATAAAAAAACTTTTTCCCAAGTATTTTTGATTTTACCCAAAGATTTAACTTCTATTTATACTTCTTGTTAGATTTATCAATAAAAAAGCTCCGAACTTCACAGCCCAGAGCTAACCTTAAAATATAAACGAAACATCCTAAACTTTAAAAATCATTACTTTACCATAATGCCGTATCGAAAATTTATTTTTAATTCTTTTGGTTTTTCGACGGGTCGCTCTTCATAAGTAAAATATACCTCTTTGACTCCCTTCGTCTCTTTAACAAACTTTCTATGTCTTTCCAAGTCATCTACGAACTCTTTCTTATTATCGTTAAATATCTTGCCACCAATATCTTTCCTCATCGACGTTCTGAGTATCAGAAACTCTACATTTTTCTTTGTCATTTGGAACCTCCATATTTATTTTAACATTCTTCTTTCTTGCCCACGCTATCGTATTTATAGCTTTATTAATAGTAGCCCGCAAGGTTTGAACCTTGTAACTCTTTTCAGTTTCCTCTAATACCTTTATAGGGACTTGATAATTATCGAATAATCCATTATTGTTCATAACAGAGTATCTATATATTCCATATTTAATCATTTCAGTCATACTTCCTATTTTTTTGATAAGGAAGAAGAAAAGAAAAGCTGAAACTAATTTCATTTATCCCTGATAATCTTACAGAGCACTTCTCAATCTTCTTCCTTGATATACTAACTTTGAGGAATTATGTTTCTTTGTTATTCGTCTTCTTTTCTTTTACCAAAATAATTACGTATCTCCAAAAGAAGATTAGGTTTGTTGGAGTTAAGTCTTATAACTCCATTCCAATCCTTACGAATATCCCGAAGAGGATTGAATCTATTTCTTACGAGAATCTTCCAACGAGAATCATATTGACGATTCTTTTTGTCTCCATGAAAGAAATGAAGTATCGAACCTTCCATATATCCTATATTCTTTTTAAGTTCTAGTGCTCTTTCTTCCCAAGACTTAAGCATAGAAATATATTGAGGATGCAAATACTTAGGAGAGTTCTTAAGAACATTACCCATCAAGGCATCGCACATAAGTCTATCGGCACTTCCGATTATAGAATAATCTATTAATCCGCCAAGAGTTTCTATTGCGTGTCTGGTATAAGCCCAAGCGTACCCACAATGATCATGTACTTCTCTTCCTACTTTAAAATATCCCTTACCCGAAAAATTGCCTTCGTTAAGATGTTCATAGATACTTCCATAATTCTTTTGATAGGGATTGAAATTTCTATCTAGGTCAAGAGCTTCTGAGAACATCTGTATAACATCGTAATGTTGTAAAAGATTTATTGTTTCATCTACCCAATTGAAATTTACAAACTGTATGTCATCGTCGATACAAGCTACATACTTCCAATCTTCAGGCAATTTAGAAATTCCTATATTCAATAAATTTTCTTTTAACCAAATCTCGCTATCGTTGTGAACTTTTATAGGTACAACGATATGATTTTCTCCTAGTGATACAATAACGGGTTGCCGATCTTCAAAGACTGCTTCAACGGTAATCATTACGGCTCCTGCGTCAATAATTCTCTTTACAAATTCCATATGATGCTTCCAACGAGTTTCATATCTTTGAGAATTAAAAATTGAGCTAACAACATATAACGTAGCTCTAACAGAATCTTTCTTTTCAAACATAATTTGTATTTATTTTGTGTCGTTACTTTTCTTCTCTATCTAAGAATTTATATCCAAATGGAAAATGCTTATCGTAATCCTTTCTCAATTGACTATTTGTATAGCCGATAGGAAAATAATGAGCTATCTTGTAATATCCAAGGCGATTGGTTTTTTCTAAGAAGCCTACTTTCTCTGACATATTACGAATACAATCAATCGTCGCCTTAGAATAATCTGTAAAACCCTTAGAACTTAATTCATTTATTATTCCTTGACGAGTTATGATAACTCCGACTTCTTTAGAATTTACATAATCTCGGAAGGTTGACCAAATAGTTTTCGTTTTATCTTTAATTGTACCGCTTCCTCCTAATTCTTCTAATCTCCTAACTGCTTTTTTCAAAACGTCGATAACATTAGCGTTAATATAATCTCTGACGTTCTGTTGAGTTTGTGACTTTGTATCTCCTTTAATGTAACCGCTTTTTAGCAATACTTCTCCGTCTACCTCTACATAAAGTCTTCTCAAAACTCCATCTTCGCAAACGCTCTGGTCAGAAGAAAAATTTTGTAGAAGACGAAATGTAACTTCTGCTTCGTTACTTGGCCAATATCTGGTATCGACGCTAATGATATCAAAATCCAAGTCCATCTTTCCTCCGCAGTCAGAAGAAAATGGTATATCCTTTGTAACGTCTAATTTGTTCATATCTTTTCTTTCTTAAGATTCTCACGTAAGTCTCTAACGTTCAAAGATAGTTCTTTCGATATCGCCATAGTTTTTTCAATTGAATCGGAAGAGCCTACTAAAATAGTATAAGCTTCGGGAAACTCTTCTTTTATCCTTTTGTAAGTCTTAAGCCTACGAAGAACATTTTTAATTTGATTTCTCCGTTCATCTTGTTGATCGCATATATGATTGTATTCCTCTACATTTTCTTCAAGGATAGTCTTAAGAACAGGTTCATTGACAAGTTCTTCGGCTCTTTCAAATATTGGAGTATTTGGATAAATATACCACCAACTTCCCAATAATTGAACTCCTATACAATCTTGTACTTTTAGTTTATCGCCATATTTAGAATGCCAAAAATCAATTACTTCTTTCGGAAGATTTTCTACGCAAGCTTTGCCTACGATATTATTGACTTTCTCTTTAATCTCTTTTCTTTTATCGTCATAAGGTTTCAAAAGATTCAAACAAACCTTCTCAATTTTTACTTCTGAAATAACTTCTCTTCCCATGATATTTATATGTTAAATAATTTTTATTTTAAAACTTTGTTAAAGAATATGTCTATAAATTAAAGTATTGAATATTCCTATCGGCGTCATTATCAATAATACCCAGAACGTATTCCAAAAGCCGAATGTCATCAACACATTTATATTGTCGGCTCCCATGACTTGTAATAAAGATAGTATTAGAAATACAGGAAATGCTACTGAAAATACAGCTCCCATTATTCCGAAGAATGTTATTATAAGTAAAGAAGGAAGAAAGAAAACTATATCTCCAGCGATAAAAATAATAGAAACAACAATAAATCTGACTATATTGTTTAATATTCCGCAAGTGTAAAAGTCTGGAGAAGTAGATATTATATATAAAAAAGATATAATGTGTATTAACACTATATAGGGAACGGTGAATCTTTCTGTCTTCCAATAAATCTTTCTTATAAGTCTTTTCATAATCCGTCTTTTTCGTAAATATCTCTATGAGTAACATATGCGCAGTTACAACTTCTTTCGATTACAAAATGTTTTGTTTTAGGGCATTCTAAAATAAGTCTATCTACCATTTGACAAATCTCATACCCTTTCATATCTCTTCTGTCCCAGCGACATACTACAATTTGCATATCGTAAGAATTTGTAATATTCATTCCAATAGCTCCTTTCTCCTTGAAGAAATTAGCTATTAAGAGTTGTTCTCGGTTTCTCTCTGATATAAGTTCTAAAGACTTTTTTATATTTCCCATATCATTTAATCTTTACGAAATTAATGTGATTACCATCTTTTCTTCTAGGAGAACAACGTCCATCGTATTCTAAATTTTTATGGCATCTGTCCATAATATTGGGAATATTGTAATGACATTGTTCGCAACCAAAACCTTCAGCTTTAGTTACTTTTAGTTTTGTACCGTCTTCGCTAGTAAATACTTCTCCAACCTTTCTATCCATATTATTTAATTTTTACGAAATTAATGTTATTTCTTCTATTGAAGCTAAGGGGAAACAAACATCAATTTGATCTTTCCTCTCTTTTGCCATACATCTAAATGAACTACATTCTTCTTCTATTAATATACAATCTGTACAATTACATAGCCCCGAACGCTCTACACACTTAGCTAATTTACCACTTGGGGTTTGAAAAACTTCTCCTATTTTTCTTTCTTTTTCCATATTATTTATCTTTCAAAGGAATTATACTTATTATCTCTATTGGAGCCGTTGTAGAAACAAACGCTTCTTGTTCAGGAAAACCTGTGGCGACTAAATAATTTGAACCTCTCTCACTTTCTACTGTAAATTTTCCACGAGCTGTTACGACGCAAGTATCGTTTCTATCTACATAATGAATAACATACTTGCATATTGATCTTCCACCGCAACTTGTTAATATAAAAACGACTATTATTAAAGCTAATTCTTTCATACAATTACTCCTTCCTCTATATCATCGTCAATGACAACTCCGTTCAATTTATAACCGTGCACACGAGGAGGTGAGTTTGATTTACAAGATTGACTATTATAAAACGCGTTCTTGTGCTCTCTTCCTTCTCTTTCAGCTTTAACAAGTCTCTTATATTCTTCAAGAGACATAGTTACGCTATTATTTTGTAAATCTATTTTAATCATCCTTCTTTCTTTTGATCATTACTTAATTCTGACATAATAGCCTTAGCATAGCCAATACTTCGTTTAGCCGTACCTTTAAAATCAATATAGTTTTGAACATTCTTAGCAATCTCTTCTATCATAGCGGTTTTAATTAAATCATAATAAAACTGTTTAGCGAAGTCGCAATCTTTTACACCCTCTACGAACTTTCTTTGTTTTTGCTCTTTGGTATCATAATATTCGGGCATTATATTTTTATTAGCCTTAATATTATCCGCATAAAGTTCATCAAAATCTATACCGACTTCTGGTATAGTTAACTCGTATGAACTATAACAAGTTTTCTCTCCATCTACAACTGAAGAATACGTAGTTTGATGTCTTTTGCCAGTTTCTTCATAGTCTAAGTTCACATTAACTATCTTCTTTGTTTTTATAACTTCTGCTTCCATTATTATTTTCTCCTATCCTCTAAATGTTTCTATTCTTTGTCCAAGTTTCAAAATAAATACGTCTTCATTAGGTGCTCCCCATTTAGGATTGCCCATACCGACCTTTATACTATCTAATCTGAACAACATATGTTTCTTTGTATATCCTCTGTACAATCTTACATATTGAAAAGGATAAGGCGGACAACCATCTATTTCATCTGATCCTACACATTGTGTATACAATCTCCATCGCAAAGAGGTTGCTCACGTTTAACCTTGCTATTTTGAAAGTGATAACAAAATCTCTTTATCCAAAATGGTTTTATTTCTCGATATTCTTCAGGTTTCTCTCCTGATTCTATCATATCGTACCATTTACCCTTCAATACAAGGGTTACCATAATAACTTTTTTAACACCCATATAATTCGTTTTGTAATAAATTTATTATCGTATCAGCGTATTTCACGGCGGTATCTGAAATATACTTCATATTCAAAGTACTATTTAATGCATCCTTACAACTACCTACCATAGTATTTATAAGAGAAGACGTTAATTCATATCTTCTTTGTTCCCAATCAATATCGGAACTTTTTTCTTCTAAAAGCTCAATCTTGTCAAGTCCTACTTCTATGGGGTCTCCCGAACTATTACATTTATCAAGAGTAATCGTAGCATAAGAAGCAACATTGATTATTTCGTCAGTATCTTTTAATCTTACCTTCATAATATTTTATTTTCAATATCCGTAGCTCAAAGAAAATTTATCGTAACTTCCATTCATTCTAGTAATAGGAGTTTCATTAGATTGTACGCAAACCGTATGAGTGCACATATGTTCATAACTAAACTTAATATTCTTCGTTATTTGATATTTAACTCCGATGTTAAAACTTACCTGTTGAGGAGAAAAGTTTCCAGGAAGGGGCGACCCCTTAAGCCCACAATAAACTGTATTGTCGAAATATACGCTTGCCCTCTTATACTGATATTCTAATCCGTACTTGATTATGATTGGAGGTTGCTCATACTTTATCATGGCATCTCCGATAGTAGTAGCAACAACTCCAGGAGAAGTCGTTGTAATCTTTTGAGATTGCACAAAGACATATGATGGTTGAAGTTCATAAGATATAGCAACTTTGGGCTTAAGTTGTCCAAATGCCGGTATAGCTACTAAAGCTAACAACAATAAAGTTTTCTTTTTCATAACAATAATTTTTAGGATGTTTCTTCTTATCGGTCTTATCTTTTTTATTCTTTGATGTCATATCGTCCCTTCCTCTTTAATAACAACCGCAATTGTTATTCATTTCTTTTAATAACGCTCTTATTTTGATTGTTTTCTTTTTGGGTAAAGTACTGACCTGATATTCTAAGGCGGCTATTAAGATTTTTGCCTCCTTTAAAGAAGCTATCATTATTAATTCTTTGGGTGTTCCTTTTTCTAATTGTTCGTCAAAATATCTCATATCATTCCTCTCCTTCGTCTTTTACATTCCAATTAAAAGCTTTTATCTCTTTGATAAAGTTATTTGAATAATCTTGTATAGCGCATACAGATATTCTTCTTTCAAAGCCTAACTCCTCAGGTTTGATTATATCCAATATGCAATCAGTTATTTCTTTCGGGGTGTCCTTACTTATCTTCCTTAGTCCTATCTCTTTATTTACCACGTCCTCCAATGTTTTAAATGGTAAGTAATGAGTTACTATATTCGTATATTGTAAAACCTTCCCCGTTTTTGTTATTAATACAGAAAACGCTCCGAAGTCTCCGTATTGTCCTTGCAATACCTTTCCGTCTTTAGTTCTAAACAAACAATGCTCCCCATCTTCTGGATGAGAAGTAAAAGGATTATATATTGTCCAATACTTTATTTCCTTTGTTGCTAAAGAAGACTTAATAAGAATAGACTTTTTCATAATATTATTTCTTTACAATTTTGTAACCTAATTGATCTAACTCATCAAGAAGGACAGCTCCTAACTTCCAAACAGTTTTATAATAATCGCAAGACATTCTATAATTTAAAGCCGCTGAAGTAGCGACATCTATTTCTTCTAAGGTAAAACGATTCATTACTTCTTCCTTATGGATATTTTCAATGTCTGAGGCGGTTTGTTTATAGTACCAACCGTTTAACTCATATACGCGCTTCTTTGCAGCTTCGGGGCTTGTCTTTGTCTCGTGTATATTCTCATCTTGGATGACCCCAATATCTGAAGTTTTGCCTCTTCGAAAGATTGACCAACTCCCTCCGCTCTTTGTATAATAGTAATCTCCTTCTTTCATGGTATTTGTTCAATTACATCTGATAAATATTGTCCTTTGTTTAAAATTATATGATCGCAATAGCTTTGTTCCTTTAGTTCATTTATCCAGGTCTCCCAATATTTCATGAAAACTCCTATGAAATTTGAAGAGTCATCTCTTTCGATATATCTATCAAGATACTCATTTCTTAATTCAATACTTGGGTAAACAAGAGTTATTTTAAAACCTTCCTTTTTTAAAAGTTTTAATCCTTCGGGGTCAGTTGCTATGAAAATATACTTTCTATTTCTAAAATATTTCCATACATCTTCAATATATTGTTTGTGCCTACCTTCTTTATACCTCCAATATTCAATCTCAACGCAATTTAAATTATCCTTCTCGGTCAAGTACGTTTTACCCGTTCCGCAAAACGCGGCTATTATCTTTGTTTTCATAACGCTTTGAACCTTATTTTTAACGCCTCAAGAGTTTGTTTTATATCCTCTCTTATCATTTCATAAATTTTTAAATAATTTTCTGAATGAATTAGGTTTATAGAAAGCTTAGCTTCTTCACTAGTAATAGTTACAATAGGCTCGGCTTCTCCTCTAATTCCAATGGTCAATTCTTCTGAAGTTAATTGAAACTTTTCAAGAATCTTCTCGTATCTATTTATTTGTTCAGATAAATAGTTTGCTATATCTAATTTCTCTTTATTCATATTTTATTTCACAATTGATAATTTATATCCTAAGTCTCCGTGAACGCCTAATGCGTTAAAAGTATAGTCAATGAGCTTTCCGTATATCTCATCCATTACAATATAGAATATAACCTTGGGTAAGGGCTTACCAATCAACTCTACGTACTGATTATAAAGTACGTGTTTAGGAGTAGCTTGCTCTACTTCCACAAAACAATCTTTCAATGGTTTCATATCGGTTAATCCGTGAGATTCTGGGTTTGTCATTAACTCCTTATAAGCCGCTACCGATTCTTCGCATAATATTAGTTCTTTCATTTCTTTTTCTCTCCACTATAATATTCTTTGTTCTTATTTCTATATTCTCCCTCTTTGGTCTTACTAGGAGGAACTTTGTCTTTGCCTCTTCCCTGGCCTCTCTCAATTACTTCTTCATCCTGAGCCAAGGGTCTTTTACTTTCCGCTTTAGAATCGAACCCCGCTTGACGAGCTTCCATCTCATCCTTTTGCTTTCTTATCTTCGAAAGGAATAAGGCTTTTGTACGTTCAGCGGAACTCTTTTCTACTTCTGTAACTTCTTCTGGGCGTACATCTACAATCTCTTTAGAAGCTATCTTCTCTATCTTTGTGAAATCATAAGCGGATGTAGAAGGATATTTCATTTCAGCGTCGGGGTCATATTCTCCTCCTATATCTACAAACTTTGAATAATAAGAGTTATGTAATCCAGCAATCAACTTCATTGGAGCGATATTCATTCTTGCTGAAACTCTACCCAATATAATCTCTTTTAAATTAATAGTTTTAAATACCTCTTGCTGTATATGATTTTGTATAGATACTTCTATGTTAACGTCCAAAGCTCCGTTAATTGTAAGCATATCTCCCTCAGATTCTTTTCTGATTTGCTCCAAGGTACGAAGCATAGAATTGTAAGCGTCTATACTATTCAAAGCAACGTACCGAGACTTCATTTTAGAATACATCCAAGCTAACTCCTCAAGCCTTGGGCGTTTATTATAAAGTCTTACATCGGCTAGGCGATTACGGAACTCTTCGCGCTTTCTCTCTATATCTACAATATGCTTTTTGAGAACGTCTTTTACTTCATCCTCTCTTACTATTATCCCATTATCTTCTCCCATTATCTTCACTACCTCTACTGTAGTAAACATTCTCCCCAAAAGCTCAATTATATCTTCCTCAAAAGGACTTAGTTTATATATAGCAACTTCCTCTTTTTTCTTTCCCCCATAACAGCCCGCTCTTCCAAACGCCAAAGCTGACGCGGTCGTTATCTTTGCTCTCATTACATTATATTGTCTCTTGAGTTCCATGACATCGTCTTGTTCCTTGGGACTGAGATGTTCAATGAGTTTTCTCAACCTATGCGGAAGCATTGCTATATTGATTTCATCTCCTTCGGAACTTACGTACATAGTATTGCGTATTACGGGATGCTTCTTTAACGCAATCATTTTCCGATATTCTTTGGGATTAATTACACCCTCTGGTATCGGAATTACTTTATTATTTTCCATTACTCTTTTTGTTTTACAATTTTTTACTTTTCCCTTATATTTGTTTTTGTTAGAGTATCGGTTGCGCTTACGCTCCGTTTATTTGTTTTCTTCATTATACGCAATCTCCGTACTCTTACAACGCAAACGGGATAATGGGAAGATTGTTTGGGGTAATCCGATATTTGAATAATCTCAAACTCTCTTCGTCTATCTAAAAAGGAAGTGATTGGAAACTTTTGCCTTTGCGAATATATAAAAACTCGAAAAGACGATAGAGAATCACGTTTGACCTCTACGTCCTTATCTTTTTTCTTAAGAACCGATAGTAATTCGGCTAATGTCATTGTCATACTTTCTATCTCTTACATTGACAACCTTTTTTCTTACAAATCTCTGGGTTGGGGCAATATTGAAATACACATTCGTCCTTAGAATATACTTCTACTTTGGGTCTAGTGAGAAACTTGGGCGTTGGTAATTTTTCGGAACTCTTTTGATGTCCTTGGTTGATCATTATATTCGCGGTATTAATTTCCGCTTCTGAAAATATCTTCCCCTCCTTCATAATCTCTGCATTTCGAAGTACTATCTCGGGGAAGCCTTCATATTTTACTTTATTAGCAAAGGTTTTATCTTCTTCCGACATTACGCAATCTTTTTCTTGAATAGGAACATTAGTTACAAAACCTTCCTCTTCAAAAATTACAAAGCTCCCCTCTTCAAAACAAGAAAAAGAATGATAAACTTCATTAACTACCTTTCCAGACAAATCAATTATCGTTCCTCCTTCTCCAATTCGTATTCCAAGCTCCATTTTATCGTTTACATTTCTTTTGAAATGACAAACATGTATTATTTTCTCCATCACTTTATTATTTTATTTCTCTTAATACAATCGTTGCGTTAGTTACATAATACGTATTACCTAACGCTCCTTTTCGTACGTCTTCTTTAGATACTATGAGTTGTTCTAGCCCATTATATCCAACCATCAATTCTTTATCCGAATCAATTACCCCTCCGTCTATATACCTACCTCCATTATAGACGTAATAATGATACTTGTACGTCGTTCCGTAGTTTTGTTCTATCTGTACGCGTTGGCAAGAACAAAGAACTATTAATAACAAAAATAAAATCTTTTTCATATTATTTATCTTATAACAAAATTTCTTATCAAATTAAATAACCAAACTAAATACATTAGAAACGCTATGAAAAATAGAACTCCGACTACTTCCAATACAAAGTTTTTTATTATTTGTTTCCTAGATAGTTTTTGTTTTCTTTCTACAAAAGAAAAATCAAATGACAAATGTACATTCATCCAATAGATAGTATCTAAGCAATTTTTAAAATCGAATCTAATTAAGCACCATAATGCCCAACCTATTAACCAAAACAAATGTTTATACCATTCAATCATTTTCTTTCTCTGCTTTAAATATATAACACTCTTGATGAATTTCGTTTTCATACATTGGGTCTATTATTTCTTCATCTTTCTTTACCCAAAAGTGTTGTACCCCACTTCCTACTAATCCCGCTATTATTTTACCTCCAACGTACTTTTGTATTTCTTTTGCTATATCTTTACAACGACCAGCGGGGAAACCTCCGCACATACCATTATATTTAAAATAAACCGATTGAGAGAAGCCCCTATCTCTTTCTGTCATCTTTATCTCCTCCGATATCAAAACCTATTTCAACCCAACCCTTTTCTTTAGAGTATATTGATTTAACATTTAATCGTCTCTCTGATACAACAGATGGATTTTTAGGGTCTGTTTCTGTTATAGAAACTTCTACTTCTTTCTTCGCTTCCATACGAACTGAAGCTACAACTGTTTTGTCGTTCTTTTTAAAGAAAGTTTCTTTATATTTTTTCAATTCTTCGGGACAAACTACGTCTCCATAAATCAAGTCTTCTTCTTTTTCAACGTCGGGATATATGGCATTATCAAAATCCATATAGAAGCTTCCATCGGTCATATTATTTAAAGCGTGTCCAAGAACAATATCATCTCCACGTCTCGGCTTGAGATTCAAACTTTCCGAACCTAGAGACATAGGTATGATTACACTCCCCAATTTGTCTTTATCTAAATAACAAAACCCCGCTGATACCGCCGTCCAATTTGAAGTAGCTCTTATATCAGAATGATTTATTTGTTCTGAAAAAATAACAGGTTGAACCATTAGTTTTCTCTTAAAAATAATGTATTTCATAATTATTTGTTTTCTTTTATAACTTTGATAAAAGCTCCATTTTTGTTTATAAGAACTTTTTTATCTTCTATTATATCTATTATAGATTGACAAACAGGTATGTACATACCGTGCTCAAATGTTTTGTGGTATTTTTCTTGACATTTATCGCAAATATTTTTAAGGTCGCAATCCGAACATTTCTTGAAATCTGTATACCTGTAACTATCTTCTCCGATTGTTAATAAAATTTGAGATTTTATTGTTTTATCTCTATCTGCTTTCATCTTATCTTTGATATGTTCAGGAAGAGAATCAATTGCAGTTTTATCAAAAGTTATACATTTCTTACTCATGATTTATCATATATATTTAGGATATTTTTAAATAGATTCAAAACAAAATTAACATCTTTATATCTTTTATACGATATTTTTTTTCTAAGAACATCCATTACGCCGGCATATTTAATATAATCTTTATAAACAAAAGTTTTATGAGTGAATTCTTCATAAACCCAAACATTGATAATAGATTTACCAAATCTAAAAATATAAGGTTTTCTGTCAAAGGAATCATACTCATTTTTTAATTTATAAAAATCGTTCTTTTGACTATCTGAAAGAATCTTGAATACTTCTTCGTCTTTAGAATTTTTACAAACTATTTCCATATCTATATCGTGCACTTCAACTTCTAATCCGCAAATTAATAAAGCTAAAGAACCAACAACCATAAAATCTAAATTTCTTTGATCTAAAAAACTTTTAAAGTCATTTAGGTCTTTTTGTATTATTTCATTCATTTTTTTTAAAATCTAAAATATTCGTTTTTATCTCTCAAATAAATTCCTTCTCCTTCTTTAAACTTATGATCTAATTTATATATTTTACTCCACTTCTGACATAAATCACTTCTACAAGAATAGGCAGAACCTTCCCAACAACAAGGATAACAACTTGGATTTTTACCTCCAACGTAAATCATATATTTTTCGTCTTCTCCTATTTTTGAAGAATTAGGAGAAAAAAAGTTTTTTATATCATTTCTCTTTTTTAAACAATCATCGCAAATAACTTCATTTAATCCAAATAAAGCTAGACAATTTTTTTCTTTACGACAAAAACTACACGTAAAATTTGTTTTTAAAATCGGCTTACTCATGATTGATTATTTCTAAATTTTTCGATAACAGTTAATACACTCTCTCCTCCCGTCAGCGATCCAAACAAATATACAAAACTAGAATCAACCGTATGACCAAAGGCTGATAATCCTGCGAATACTAATAATGCAACGAAAGAAAGGACTGCTATAATCCTTTTATGAGATACATCATCCGTCGGGGAAATTAAACTATTCCAAAATTTTTTCATAACTTTTAAAATTTCATTTTACCGTGACAATTCTTTTTTATAGAAGTAAGATGATATTGTCCGCAAAATTCGCATTTATACCAATTAACTCCTTTATGTTTATTTTTTAATAGAACTCTTGCTCTTTCAGCGTCTTGTATACTCGGATAACTAATCTTACCCGTACGACAAGCTACATTAGATTGAGTTATTCTTACCTTTCGTTTTTTATGTATTATAACATGTTCAACTAGATCATCAGAAGAATTAAGTATTTTATCTACTTCATTTTTACTTAGACGCTTCATTATCAATATTTTTTTTAGAATATTTTCCCCTAAACCTATTTAAAAATAAATGAGGTAAACTCCCAATACAAACAACATTAGGAGTTTTTAACAAAGATTGTTTATCAATAAAATTCATTTCAATAGGAGCAGGACTTCCTAACATTGTTTTAAGTACTTCTCTTTCATTGCGACAATTCACAACTCCAAACTCTGGACAACAACCATTATTAAAATCTTTTTCAAAATCTTCAGGAGATTGTTTAAGGAAAAACATATTCATCTTATCTAATAATCTTTCAGAAACTTTTTCACTTATTTGTTCTTTCCTTCTTAAAAAATTAATAAGTTTTTTTGTATATTTATTATAACTTATATCATGTTCAAATTTTACATCAAATATAGAAATAGAAGAACCAAAAGAAGTTCTTTGAAAATATTCTATTTTCTTTAACTCCTTCTTAATTTTTCTAGGCATTTTTGTTTTCATGGTCAATATTTTTTATACTGAACTCCTAGCAAATTACAAACCGCTTCATTGTAATAAAAGATATCACAAACTCTTTCAGTTTTTATAAACCCATTCTTTTTTACTTCTTTGCAAATTTCTTTTTTCTCTTTCTTATCAATGTAAAACAAAGTTCCGTTTTCAACGTGTAATTCGGCAACTCCGACTATTACATTACCGTACAAAAACATTATTTTGTCCCCTTCCGCTAATTCATCTGGAATTACTGATTGCTTAAAATCTTCTGCTAACATCACGAATCTACCTACTTCAGGGTGAAGAGGAACAGAAAAAAGTATAGCAAGACTAAAATCTTTAGTCTCCTTTGAAAAAACTCTCACACGTTCATTTATAACAGATTTTTCACCGTTAAAAAAGTATTGTCTCATATTATAATTTATTTTTTGTTAGACTTATTTTTATCTTTCTTTACCTTCCTCATTTTAGGAACAGGTATGAACTTTCTTGGAGAATCTCCAAATTCTTCCTTCGCTTTGTTTAACTCATCGAAATGAGCCTTTTTCTTTATTTCTTCCATAATAATTTATTTTTTATAAAATAACCTTGCCCTTTAAATCTTCTGAAAATACTGTTCCTGCTACATATATAAGTTTCTTTTTAGCCCTTGTTATAGCAACATATCTTAAATTATTTTCTTGAACATATTGCCAAGGTTGAGTAGTATATTTACTCGGTATAAGTTCGGGGCATAAAAAGAATACGCAATCATTTTCTAACCCTTTTGATTTATGTATTGTACTTAGTATTATTCCCCTTACTTCATCTGAAAATATATTGTTTATTAAGTTCTTAAGCTCTTTAACACTTTCTACTTCTTCGCATAAGCAGTCAATAACTTCTATCTTTTGTTGAAGCACTTCCATCTTAGGATGTAAACTTGGTTTTTTGAATCCCTTTTTCTCTAGCTTCTTTAAAAGTTTGTTTTGTTCAAGTTCTAACATTCTATGAAGTCCGCTTATTGTCTTCGCTCCCGTCTTACTGATCAAACCTAAAATTCCTTCTCCAATTTCTTTTCCACGAATCTTTGACTTTATTTTATTCTTCATTAACCATAGATATGTTTGTATCAAAGGTTTCAAATTTCTACAAAGTATCCAATCTCCTTGTTCAATTTCTGTTAAACTTCCTTCTTTTACTATCCCATCGATTGCGTTAGAAGAATATGATATTTCGGGAACTATTTTTTGAGCTTCTTTAACTATATTCTTAGCGCAACGGTAAGACACACTAAGAGGCAATTTAATAGCCCTTCCATTAATAGAAGCTAGCTTTTCATAACTTTCTACGTCAGCCCCCGCGAAGCCATAAATTGCCTGTCTTTTATCTCCTACCGTTACCAACCTTCCACGACGGGATAAACACTTTTTAATAAATTCTTGTTGAAGAACAGAAAAGTCTTGACTTTCGTCACAAAATACATAATCAAATTTTCTGAAACGAATAGAACCGTCAGCAACAGGGACATATATCATATCCATGAAATCAAATTGCGTTTTATCTTTTACAATATATTCAAAGGCTTTAATTACCATATCAATATCATTTTCTTCGATATTAACATCATAATGGTTTGTAAGTTCAATAATGTCTTCTTTAGTATTTTCACATAAATTACAACGCATTAAATCTAAAATCTTAGGAATGGCGAAAAAGAAATATCCCCTTTTATTTTCGGGAACCTGAAAATCTTTCATGATTTTTTCAGTCTTTGCTATTCCTTTATTAGGATTCATTCTTATATGTCCTCCGTATCTTTGTAAAACAGAATGCCAACCGCAAGAATGTATTGTCATTATTTCAACATCTCTCCTCTCATTTCTCTCTTTTAATTCATCTACAATAGAATTATTAAAAGCCAAGAATAAAGATTTTGAGTTCTTCGGTATATATTTCAACAACTCCAATAATACAGTTGTCTTTCCCGACCCCGCAACTGCTGATATATTTATATCTTTTTTTGTAAGTTGAAATGTTTTGTATATAGCTCTCTGATATTTAGAAGGCGTCATTATTAAAATTTTTTTGTATTATTAGCAGATGCGCTCCACTTATACCAAATAGACGTTTTGGTAAATTCACAATGAATTACAACTCCTTCTTCCATAACTCTTTCAAACATAGCTTTGAAATTAACAGTATTAATACATTGCGCCGAGTTCTTTGTAAGAAACTCTGTTATATTAATACCTTCAACTGTATTAAAATCAATAGATTCAGCACTATTAAAATATCCTTGTTGCCATTTGTAAACTGAAAAGAATAAATTTTCTCCATCTGGAGTTACTACTTGTAGAATGCTATAACCGTCTAATACTAATTGCTCAATAGCTTTTTGATAAACATTAATTTCTCCCATTTTTATATCTCCCCGTTTTGTTGAAATGTTATTAAAATTTCTTTTATTCTCTTTAGACTTTTAGAATATTGTCCATTTGTAACTTCTTCATTTTCTTCTAAAAATTCAGAAGTTTTTTGACCAAGCATTCTTGACCTGCATATTTTAACTTCTATTTCATTAAGTCCTAGATTCTCCATCAATAATTCAGTTGTATCAGGTTCACTCGTGTCATGAAACCCCGCGTTAATTGTAGATAAAGATTCTGTTATTTCTACGCCATTACTTCTTTTCAATTCTTTTTGATAATATCTAAAGAAATTTCGAGAAAGAGATTTGTTGAAATAAAAATAAAAATTATACTTTTTACTGATAATATACTTATCTAAACACTTATCAAATATTACGTAGCAATCTGCTACTAATTCGTCTCTGTCGGGCAATGTATCTTTTCTGTACGTTCCCTTTAATAGATTCAAATAATTAGAGATATTTTTTTTAACAATATCTTTCATCATTTTGAAAATCAAATTCTTATAAGACTTGATTCGTTTTTCACTCTTAGAAAACCTTGTTATGGCGATATATTTGTTAATATATTTTGCCTTATAAAGGTAATCCTTTTTGAAATATGCATTTTCTAAACTCATAATATTACAAGTTTTTGAATTTTTTCACGGTCTCCTGAACTTTATATTCTTTGAGAGGTTTTATTTCTCTCTCATAATGATCATGTGAACGTTTCTTAAGTATATCCCGCTTTTGATCTGGAGAAGCAGATGAGTACTTACCTATCTCAACATTCTTTTCAGATAAAGGAACATTAACATTTAAATCTTCTTCCTCTCTTATTTCTCCGCATTCGGGACAAGGGGCGTTATCACTTTGAAACTCACCGTCTTTAAACTTGTAATTATTAGTTAAATGTTCTTCTTTTAAACCAAATCTAGGACAATCTGGATTTTGACATATGAATTTGCTCATTTTATTTTTGTTTTTCGGTTATTCTTGCATATTCTAAGATTAACAATGCATCTGAAGTTGCTAAAGTTATTTTTGCGACAGAAGGATAAAGTTGTTGCGCTTTAAATTTCAATTTATTCTTCCAATCAGTTGAAGATTTTTTCCCTTTCGTTCCTAGTTGAAGGACTTTTTGCCATTTTTGAGGAGTAACTTCAACAGTAGGTATTTTTCTACATAATAAAACCATTTCTAAATGTCCAAAGCCCTTACCGAAGTTGAACATACTTGACCCTCCCATTCCAGGAAGTCCGCCGACTTTCTCTAAATAACAAATAGAATTTCTTTGATAAACAGTCAAAAAATACAATAAATCTTGAGCAGTGTCGGGCATTTTTATTACCTCTATAAGTTTGTTGTTTTCTAAAGAAAAAATAGCTATTCCGCCATTCTTTCCTGGATCAATCGCTATTATTTTTTTATCATTAAAATATTTCGCCCTATCTTTATTATCCATATAATTTGTTTTTGGTTTAATATAATATAACTCTGTTAAACATCTACATATTTACTTATACCTTTTTCTTTTACAACATATAATGTATTTTCATTATTAAATGATTCACTTACATTCTGAGTAATAACCATTATCGTTTGGTTCATTTTTTCGAATATTTTTATTATGCTCTCTTGTCCCCTACCATCCATTCCGTGAAAACATTCATCGAATAACAATAAATTAAGTCCTCTTCCTCCCAACGACATATTTATAAGATGTTGTATACCTAAAACTCCAGCTAGAGCAACTCTCCCTCTTTCTCCTCCTGACTTAGACATAAACGTTTCGGCGGTTACTCCATCGTTCAAAACAAAGATATCAATCTTCTCTCTTACCTCTCCAGATTTTAAAATAGTAAACCCGTTTATCAATATTGATATATCAACTCCGAACTTTCGAAGATAGCTGTTTGTCATCCCCTCTATTATCTTTACGCTCTTGTTTGCTAAATAAGTTTGAAACCCAGACTTTCCCATATTGAATTGCCAATATTTTATAGTTTCAATTTCTTCCGTAAGAGGAATCAATTTTTGAGTCATTTCTTTTATAGATTTGTCGCATTCTTCGATTTTGTTATTTAAACTATTTAACAACTTGTTATCTTTCTTTCTTTTCTTAAGAAATTCTCTTTCTTCTTTTAATCTAGCAATTTTCTCCGTTATTTCATTTTTTTCTTCCTTCTTTCTATTTATTTTTCTTTCTAAAGATACTTTATCTTCAATAAAAGAATCATAAATTTCTTTTTTTTGCTCCGACTTTGAAATCGTATCTTTTAAAATTTTTATACTTTTGTTTATTTCTTCAAGTTTCCTTTGTTGTTTCTTTATATCTTCTTCATTTTCCTTGAGAAGTTTTTTAGCTTCGGGAACAGATAAATCTAATTCTGATTCACGAATAAATTCGTGTTTGCATTTTGGACAAGTTACAGTATCATCTAACAAAGATTTCAACTCTTTCCCAACTCTTTTGTTTTCCAATATTTCAGTTTCTAACTCATCAAATTTTAATTGGATGTTCTTTTTTTTCTTTTTTAATTCAGAAACGTCTTCAAAAGTTATTGATGAAATTGATTCTTTGATTACTTTTAAAGTTTCTTTATATTTCTTCAAACAAATATCTATTTCTTCAGATTCTTCTTTTAAGATAGATTCTTTATTGTTTATATCTTTAATCTCTTCTTCGGTATTATCAATTCCAAGCATCTCCTGCCTTTGCTCGTCAAATAACTCTCGCTTACTGTATAACTTACTTACTTCATCATTTATATCATTGTATTTTAAGTTTTCTTCTTTATATTTCAAATCAAGTTCTTCAACTACGGGGTTCACCATATCAGCAGAAGTTATTCTATTCATAATTTCCTTTTTCTCTGAATCTGAAGCTGTAAAGAAAGTATAACGGCTGTCTTGACTTATTATGAAATATCTCAATAAATCTTCTCGGCTTATTCCTATAAGTTCCAAGATTCTTCTATTTGCCTCATTTACAGAAACAACTTGTTTATTAAGTTTATCGTTTTCCCATATTTCTATTTTAACAGGTTTATTTCCTCTATAAAATTGTCTTTCTATCTTCAACGTCATATTCAAAACGGGATTAGAAAGAAAGAATACGATTCTACAATCTTCTTCCTCCCTGTTTATAAAGCTTTCTTTTTTCAAACCTCTTAAACTTTCATTTGTCAAAGCTATACTTATACCTTCAAATAAAGTAGTTTTTCCCGCTCCGTTATTTTCCAATCCTCTGTCAGTTTCATTCTTGCCGAATATTACAGTACAAGAATTATTTTTAAATTCATAAATAGATTCTTTATGAGCAAACAAATTATATATCTCTATTTTATTTGGATTCCACATACTTCATTTTCTTAATTAAATCAAAACCAAATTTAAATTTACTCCCCTTTATAGAATTTTCTGAACAAAACTTCAAAAAATCTTTCGTTACAGTTTTTTTATCATATGATAAAACGCTATCCGATTCACTTATTTCTATAGCTTCTTTCTCTTCATCGCATTCAAACTTTACGTCAATCCCATATTTACTTTGTATGTCAGAAATATTTATTTTTTGACAATCTGTTTTCTTACCTATAAATACAAATCTTATATGGTCATAAGTCTCTCCCTCGTATTTTTCTAACAAATTTCTTAAGCTTTCTTTGTCCGAAGCTTCAATTACTTCTTTGATATATTTAGGAAATTTAGAGGGTAAAAATTTAGTTGATCCGTCTTTAAAAAGAACCGTGAACCCCTTATCAATTATATTTTCTCCGTAATTATTTTGATAAGCCGAGCCTGTATAAATAACATTATCTGCTAATTTAGAAGCGTTATGATAATGACCAATTAGAACTTTCGTATAATCTTTGAACATAGAAGGTTTTATTATAGAAGAAACTTTTGAACCGTCATTATTCATAACTCCATCAAACCCAGAATGAGTTATCATAAAAATAGACATATCTGAACTTATATCCCCTTCTTGAAAATTATCTTCAATTTCTGAATTGACTCTTTCGAACTCTTCTACCCATTTTTCATCTTTAAAATAAGGTATGAATACAATTACCGCTCCGTTTATAAACCTTCTCGTAGCTGACCTATATAAGCTTATACAAGGCTCTGAATAAACATCTAGGTATGACCTTTCATCATCGCTATCGGTTTTATCGTGGTTTCCTGGAATTACATGAATATTTAATTTATTCTTTGTTAATAATTCCAATATCTCCTTCCAATCAGTTAAGCACTGAAGAGGTTGCCCCGAACGGTTTGTAAAAACATCTCCTCCGCAAAATATACATTTTGTATCATATTCTTTACAAACTTTTATAAGTTGTTTAAAGACATCTTTAACCAATTCTCCGTTATCTTTATCTAAATGAATATCATTAACTAAAATTCCTACTACTTCTTTTTTTATCATAACATGATTTTTTTTAATCTTCTTCGACTTCAATATTTTTTAAAAGTGATTCCTTTAAAGCTACCAAGTCATCTTGCATAGATTTTTTTATTTTACTATGAAGTATTTTAAGAAATTTGTCATGTTGTTGATATAGCTTAAAAAATTCTCTAGGAGAACTCCATGACAATCTGCCATTCATAAAAATATACTTCTTCGCTCCTTCCTTCTTTAATAACCCTGTTTCAACGGCATAGTCTATATCTTCTTGAGAAAGAATTATACCATAACCTAATAATATACGTATGTCTGTTTTCTTTCTGCTACCAAAGTCATTTTTTACAACTTTTACTTCTGTTATTTGAGCTACTTCAACATCATCTATCTTTTCGTTGCCCTTCAATTTCAAAGAAAGCCTCAAACATGGTAGCAATTCCACCCATTCGCCGCCAGTCGATTTTCTGGTTGTGATAAAACTTCCAGGAGCCGTATTATCATATTGATGATTTAACATAACAAAATGTACTACATGATCATACATCTCCGACATAATAGACTTGGCAAATTTTTTAGATTCTTTAGCGAAAGACATCATCTTTTCATTTTTGAATTCTATATCTTCTACTCCTCCGTCAGATTGTAATTTCTTTTCCATCCGCTTCGTATTCTCTTCCATCGTTTCAAGTTCTGACCTTGACAAAGTGGCTCCCAAACTATCCCAAAGAAAGAAAAATTTGGGAGTTCTTTTTTCTTGTTTCATTATTTCATCGGCGTCCATTATAAGTTTTTTAACTTGCATGAACATTGCTTCTACATATTTTATTTTAATTATTATTATGTCCTTTATTGGCAATCCTAATTGAAGTGCATAATCTTTATTGTCTCGGTTTTCACTAGAAAGTATAACGGCTATCCCGTCTTCAGGATTCTCCTTCAAAAAATACTTCATTGCCATAAGCCCTAGAGTAGTCTTACCGCTTCTACTTTTACCAGCGATTTCAATTATTCCTGTAGGCAAACCAAAAGTTCGTAGATTATAATCTAAAGAAGGACTGCCTGTATGAGACCAACTTTTTACATCCTTAAAACCATCTTTTTCAGAAAATTTAATAACATCCTCGCTATTGAATTTTTTTACTATTTTGTCTATAATACTATTGCTCATATTTTCTTTTATTTATAAAATAAGCCAATGATATATTACAACCACTGGCTTACAATTCTTTTTTGTTAAAATAATATTTAAGAATAAGAAAGATTATTTCTTTTTAGCAAGTTTCTTTTTAATATCACTCAACGATACTTTTGCCCTTGGTTTTTCATCCTCCTCTTCGTCTTCCTCTTCTTCTTCGTCTTCCTCCTCTTCGTCTTTGTCAGAAGCGGCGCGGATAGCTTCACGAATATCGTCATCGGTCATGGACTTCTTAACGATTACGTCAAGAGAATTTTCTTTGATATGTTTCTTCAAAGCGTCTCTGTCCAAATCATCAAGTCCATCGTCTTCATCGCCAACTTCTTCCTCTTCTTCCTCTTCTTCCTCTTCTTCGTCATCAGAAGTTTCTTCTTTTTTCACAGTTTTTTTTACCGATTTTTTAGAAGGTTTTTCTTCTGATTCGACATCATCATATTGAGCTTTAATTTCTTCAACACGTTCAAGCCAATCTTCATCGTCAAATAAACCAATCTCATGTTCATCGTCAAAATTTTGTAAACCTTCTAACGCTCTTTCGAAATCTTTCATACCGTACTTTGGTATAGACTCAGAAAGAGGTTTCAATGACATAAAGAAAGAAATTTCATCATCTGTAAGAGGTCTAGCGGAAACCTTTTTGGGAAATGATACATCATAATAATTTTCTCCCTTCTTTTTGTTAGGAGTTTTCAGATATTTCGCTAAAATTGGAAGACCCTCGTCAACATCTGTAAACGGGTCTACTTCGATTACGTCATCTTCATCTTCAGAGAAAGCTAATTTATTTAGCAAATCACGAACCATTTTCTTGAACTCCCAAATTTTAGCGCGAAGGGGGTCATTTTCGACTACTTTATCGGCGTAACAAATCCAAGAATATTGAGGATTCAAGCTATTTGAATTCATTCCGTTTCCAGAAATAGCTTCTAATTTAACGGAATCTTTAGAACATTTCTTTTTAGCACATTTGGCATACTCTTCAACCAAATCCCATTTTGTACCTCCGTGAACTTTTGAATCAAGTACTGTACCACGGTGCATATCTCCGTCATTTCCGGAAAATGCTAGCCAATAACATTTTTTAGGTATGTAAAAGTCTTCTCCTCCTGGATGTGCTGGAAAGATTCTTATTTTTAAAGTTCTTCCGTCTTCCAAATTCAGATATTCATTAGTACCCGCGCCTATGATTTCATTATCTTCATCAACACGCTTTTTCAATTTTTTTATAGGAGTTGCTCTCAACTGTGAACGCAAATCCACCGATTTTTCTTTTTTTGCCATAATAGCTTTTTTAAAATCTACCATTTTTATTAATCAATTATTTTCTTCGTTTGTTTTATCAAAACGTTATTTACTCTTCCTTCTATAACGCTGTCTGGAATGTCACCTCTTTGTATTGTCAAAGAAAGTTTATTCAATTTTTCAGACTTATCCTTAGCTGACCAAAATATTGAATTTATATAGTCTCTCATCTTTTGTACTTCAATGAACTTTCTCTTCATTATCTGATACGCCTTATTGCTAATTACCGCACTATTTAGTGCTTCAACGGTTGGATTTTTACCTCCATTTTGTACGGCAAGTTCTACTCTAAGTTTTTCCTTTGTCTTAGATTCAAATATTTCCAAATTAAGTTTAGCTTCAGATACTTGAGATTCTGCTTCAGCAAGAAGATTACCAAATCTATTTACGATAACGGGGAAAGTTATCAATTCCCCTATAAGATTTGAAAAATCAATCTTTAACAAAGAATCAACATCCATCTCTTCATCGAAATTGTCAAACAATAATTTGTACGTCTTATCCTTTACTTGGATCAACCTTTTTTCCATTTTCTTTTTCAGATTTTAAAATATGTAATCCAATAACCGCATAGCCAATCAAATCTTTCAATGTATCTTCGATACTTTCGAAATAAGGCTCTTCTTTTCTCTTTTCAACAAGACTTCTATATCTATGAGCCTTATCCCAAATGTGAACCATATTGCCATTTAATCCTAGATCAAATGACGCCCCGCCATAATCAGCGTTCTTTTTTTTTAAAATTTCTCCAACATTTTTGAATATCTCATCAATACTCTCCTTTGTCATTTCTTGTTTTTCCATATCTTTATTCAATTAAATAAGTATCTAATTCTTTAAAGTTCAAAGTAAATTCTTCAAACTTTAATTTTAACATAGATTTTACTTCTCGGGCAACTTTATAAAAGTTTTCAGCAGTCCTTTTATATTGTTCTTCTAAATTTTTGTTGCCCAAATCTTGTTCTCTTACAATATAAAACCATAACGCTATCCAATCACATAGTTTTACAAACTTTTTAACATCTTCATCGGGTCGACATATATTTAATATTAAAAGATTTGAAGACGCAGTAGGAACATTATATTGATTGTCCCATTCTTTGAATTCAGATGAAGCTTTATGGCTAGAAAGTTCATCTAAAACTTCTCTTATTTTTTCTCCGTTAAAAGTATTATACTTAACTTCATGAGACATGTCTCTAAGTATCAACGCTTCATCCCAATCATGTAAAAGTGCTCTGTCCATACAACCGAGTTTGAATTTCAAAACTTTTACATTTTCGTTTTCTCCAAAAATATCTTCTAATAAAATGCGACAAAATATGCCCACTTTATAAGAATGTTGAGACACGCTTTCTTCTTTGAAAACGTCCATCTCCTGCCACTGCTTGATATTATCAAGCCGTTTCAAATAAGCTCCTCTAAAAATTTTGTTTAACATACCAATTTAATTTACAATTTTATTAATTTATTATTTTTGTTCTGATATAACATATAACTTTGATTTGTTGTTACTCATAAGCTTCCTTTCGTTCCTCCATTTATCAATTTCGATTACTCCGCTTATCGCAACAATAGAACCTTTCAAACTAGCAATATCTTCTACAATTTTTTCAAAAGCGTCTGGCCAAAGAAGAATAGGAATAATCGTATTATTACAATCTATATTAAGAGTACACATTGTTCCATTCTTAATCGCTTTTTCTTTATAATAAATTAGTTTACCGGCAACGCAAACTTCAGATTTAACTTTAACAGATAAAAATTCAGAATCATTTACATATATCTTTGATATCCTTTTATTAGGAATCGCTTCTTGTATCATATTTTGAAAATCTACTTCTCCGAAGCCCGTCAAACGTTTTTGTTCTAATATCCAAAAGGCATTTGTATTTGAATCTTCTGAATTATAAGATTCAATCATATTATCCTTTTTTATTTCAAGATACTTAGATAATAATTTCTTTCTGTCTCTGGGGTTTTCTATTCCTTCTAATAGATCAAATGCTCCAGCAATTATAAGACACTTTACAACTGTTTTATTAACTTTTGAAGGAACTCTAGCTAAGAACTCTTCCATATTAAAAAAAGCCCCTCCTTCGTCTCTAGTAGACATTATATTTTTAACCGCCACTTCTCCTATTCCTTTTATTTTAGTAAGACTAAAGAATATACGTTGTTCTTTTGAATCGCAAGTGAAATTTATATCAGAGAAATTAACATCTGGAGGTCGAATTTCAATTTCAACACCCGTCTTTTTTAATTCCGCCAAACGATATGGCACTTCTCCTTCTTTAGAAAATTGTAACGCGGTTGTCCAAAATTCTAACGGGTAATTTACTTTGAACCATTGACTCCAATAAGATATTATAGAATAAGCCGCGGCATGAGATTTATTGAAACCATATCCTGAAAATGCTAAAAGCTTCTTCCAAACTTTTTCAGCGTATTCTTTAGGTTTTTCAATTTTATTTTTTTCAAGTAATTTAGAATACCCTTCTTTGAACTTGTCTCCGTAAGAACTCAATGTCTTGACATCTTTCTTCTTAATAGTAGTTCTTAGAATATCAGATTCAACTTCCGTTAATCCACCTACTACTACCGCTTTCATAATTTGTTCTTGATAAACGTATAATCCGAAGGTCTCGGCAGTTATTTTCTCCATTCCGAAATCATATATAGGCTTCTTTTTACCATTTTTTATATCGGCAAAATCTGAATGAGCGTTTATCTCCATTGGCCCAGGTCGAAACAAGGCGGTCATTGCTATTAAGTTTTCCAAAGTATCAGGTTTAACTTGTCTGCAATAATTCATTAGTCCTGTTGTACCGAACTGAAATACATCTTCATTCCATCCTCTTTTGAAATATTTGAAAGTCTCATCATCATCAAGAGGTATATCATTTACTTCAATCTTCTTTCCGCAATTTCTTTCTATAAGTTTTAAAGTACTTTTGAATTTATCTAATTGAGACAATCCCAAAATATCTTCTTTTAAAAAACCAGACTTATCAATATATTTTCCCTCCCACTCAGAAACTAATACTCCGTCGATTTTCTTAACGGGCATCCATTCCCATAAGTCTATCTTTCTACCGTCAGACAACGCGAATTTAGGAACTATTACAACAGCAGAAGGATGAACAGATTCTGCTTTAGGCTGTAATAAAGCATATTTGCAAAGATGCACAATTTCGGGGTAATCTTGACAAAATTTGAAAAGAGCTTTAGATTTTGTAGCATATGAGATTAAATCTCCCCATGTGTAAACTATTTGATCATCTATATCAGCGGTTAATTTATTTGTATAATCAAAAGGAAGTCCCTTCTCCTTACCAAAATCTTTTATACAAGTTTTAAGCTTCATTCTTGTATAAGTTCCTATACTGCAAGTATAGTCATATCCATATTTATCTTTTATATATCCTTTTACAGAATCTCTGTATTTAGTAGGAAAATCAACATCTATATCAGGCATAGAATCGGCTGACTTAGCTCTTTCTCCTCCAACACGAGTTTCATTAAGAAAACGTTCAAACATTAATCCATATTTTATTGGATCAACATCCGTTATATGCAAACAATAAGCTACCAAACTACCACAAACTGATCCGCGCCCCGTACCTATATTTATATCATTATTTTTACACCAATTTATAATATCCCAAAGAATCATAAAATAATCACATAAACCGTTAGGAACGATTACATTGCATTCTACTTCTATTTGCTTAAGATAAACATCTAATTTCTTTTTATCAAAATTTCCTAATCGTTCGTTTACTCCCTTTTCAAGTTGTTCAAAAAATAATCCTTCTACGTCTTTTACTTCAAATTGAGGAAGTTTTCTTTCTCCCGTATTAATACGAAAGTCTATCAAATCAACTAGTTTGGAAGCATTTTCTATACCTTCCATTATTGATTCGAATAAAGGCTCTACCGAATCAATCCATTCCGAATATGAATTTATTGTATCTCCGACACTTTTGAAATATTGTTCTGTCGATTCAGGATAAACCTTATTATTTATTTTGTTTAATAAAGATTTCAATCCGCTTTCTTCTTTATCAAGATAATAAGAATCATTGATAAGAATAGGCTTAAGAATTTTTTTGTAATTCAAAATATAAAAATCTATGTTTTTCAAATGTTCTTTGAACAATTGATCAGAAGTGAATTCAACTGTATCTAATTGATAAAAAACTTTATCAAAACTTTTCTTATATTTTGATATCAATCTTATTATTTCTTTTTTGTTTTCTATGATATAATTGAATTCGCTTTCTTTAGGAACTACACAACAAAGCCCCGTACCTAAACTATAAAGCAATTCTTCAGGAATAAAATTATTGTAATCTACATTTATAGCTTTGTTTATCAATAAAATATTTTTCCATCCTTCATAATTTAAAACAAATAATTTTAGTTCAAATATTTCTTGATTTTGTTTATCTTCAGAATAATTCCTTGCTACAACTACAGTTTCACCTATTACGCATTTTAAACCTTTTTTTTCACAAAAAGTTTGCAAAGAAAGAGTTCCAGCCATAGTATTTTTATCGCATATTCCTAACGCCTTGCAACCTAAAAAAGAAGCTTTCTTAGCCCAAACCTCGCAAGAACCTGAACCGTTCATCATTTCGTATTCTGAATGTACTCCGAGATGAGAAAACTCCGTTATGAAAGGTTCACTTGTTTTACCTAGATATTTGAAATCAAGAAATTCAGGTTCAAAAATAATTTCATTGTATTTATTTTTAGAAGTTTTTATTCCAGAATAATAAAATTTTTCTCCGAACTCAAATAAAATAAAATTTACCTTTTTTTCATCTAACAAATCGAACTCTTCATCTGAAATAATGAATGAAAAGTCTTCGTCTATTATTTTACCATCAAAGGGATGAATATAAAGAAATGTTCCAACTTCTTCGATAGTAATAATATCGGAATCTCCCATTTTAGATTCCGATATTGACATCTTATTTTCTTCAATCCACTCTTGTAATGACATAATTAAAGTTTTCCTAAAAATTTATGGTTTTCTTTAGTTGATAACCTTGACGCAAAGAAATTTTTAGCTAGCATAGAAATATCCCAATTTTCGTACGTCTTAGTTTCAGATTCTAAAACCTCGATATCTGAAATAGAAATATGTCTTAAAACGTCTTTTTGCAAATCTGTTTTAGCTTCATGTATTTTTTCTTTGTAATTCAAATATATTTTCAATATCTGATAAGAAGTATAAAGATAAGAAGAAAAGCTCTTTAATTGTTGTATTTCATCCTTAGCTTCTTCTTTCCCGTTATGTATATATTGAAGATTATCAATTATAATATTCAATATGTATTCAATTTCTCGGAATCGGTTAGAAGGTATTTCATGACTAAAATTAAAATCTATCTTCTTTTCTGAGGCGGAACAATCCTCATACATATTACCAATTACATCTTTCCCCTCATTTTTAGCTACCCAAAGTTCACTCATATTCTTTGCAGTTTTATTCCATTCATAAATATGAAGACTTTGAGAATTATGAGTTTGAGTTCCAAGCTCAATTCCTAATGAAGCGGCGATAAGTTCTGTTAAAAAACTAAATTGAAAAATATTTGTAGGAAGTCCCCAATGTAAATCGTTACTCCGATTTTGAATAGTAGTTATTAATTTCCCCTCTCGTATCTTTAGCATTACCAAATCATTACATGGTATATCTTTAGTTTTGTATCCTAAATCAAAGCTAGGATTCCAAATTGACATTACCACTTGTCTAGTATTTGGGTTTTCTGAAAACAATTTTATCGCGTCTACGACTTGATCATAACCTTTTGAAGCATTTAGATTTTCATCTACAAATGAATCTTCAGTTCTTATTCCCCAATGTCTAAGTCTATAGCCATATGGAGCGTGGAAAGATTTTCCATCATCAGAAAAATCTACCATCTTTTTATTAAAGATAGACAAAAATGAAACATCTTTCTTTCCCGTAGCTATCCACATTGCTTCTGCTAATAAAAAGAAAACGTTTATATCTCTTTCAAAACCTCCTACACATCTACGGTATGGATTCAACAATTGAGTTTTAAAATCAAGTACTTCTTTGACATCTCCGTCGCGACTAGGTTTATAAGGTTTCTGTGTATAAATATAATAATTTATAACAGGATATAAAGCCGAAAAATCAGAAGACTTAGCAACTCCTAATTCGGGCAAAAAAACATTTTTAATTTCATTCGTTGAACTCATAATTTATCTCTTATTATTTTCTTTATATAACTATGTATAAAAGAAAAAAGGAGAACTCATACATTCTCCTTTTTACACTTTACTTACGGAATAATTATTTTTTCTTTGAGGTTTTCTTTTTAGGTTTTTCTTCCTCTTCTTCATCGTCTTCTTCCTCTTCTACAACTTTTTTAGAAACCTTTTTTAAAGTTTTTTTAGCAGGTTTTTCATCCTCCTCTTCGTCTTCCTCTTCGTCAGTTTCCTCTACTTTTTTTAGCCTTTTTAGTCTTTGGAGCTTTTTTGTTCAAATTCTCCTCCATCTTTTTTCGGTTTTCTCCCAGCTTCTTATCAATCTTTTGAACAGTAGCTGTAATTGCATCAAGCACGCTTTTTACAATTTCTAACGCTTCATCAATCGTTATCCCTTTTACAAAAGGTGCGCCGTTCCAACATGGTTTGTATTCAATACCTGCCTCGTCAAGAATATCGGTTGACTTAGTAAAGGTCAAAAGATACAAATTGCATTTGACAGAGCCGTCTGATTGAGTAGCGCAATTTTCGATAAGAATTACTGAACGTTGAGAATTTTTACCCTTATGTTTGATAGTAACACCGGCAGAAGCGACATAAGCATAAGCAAATTCGTCTTCGGGAAAAATCTTTTTGAATGGAGCAAATATCTTTCTGTCTTCTTCGTTATTCTTCGGGTCAAGTTTTGTGGCGTGTTTTGTAGTAGATACAGCAACTTTTTTAACAGGTTTTTTCTCTTCCTTTACTTTTTTGTCCGTTTTTTCTTCCTTAGAAGTTCTATGATCCACCTTACCTGTCATCTCCATCTCGGCAGCGTCATCTCCGTCGGCAAGTCGGATAGCTTCACGAATATCGTCATCGGTCATGGACTTCTTAACGATTACAGAGTACTCATTCTTTTTAATATATTTCTTCAAATCGCTTCTGTCCATAGCGTCGTATTCATCTTTTGACTCCTCTTCGCTTTCTTCTTCCTCTTCAGAATCTTCTTCCTCCTCCTCTTCTACAACTTTTTTAGAGGTTTTTTTAGCAGGTTTCTTAGCGTCTTCCTCTTCTACTTCAGAAGCAAGATCATCATTTTCTTCTTCCTCTGTTTTAGAGCCTTCAGTTTCTCCTCCTTCAACAAAAGATTCCGCAATTTCGATAAGAGTGTCCATATCTTCCTCTTCCATGCCGTCGATACCATTTTTAACTAGAATTTTGATGAGCTCCTTACGAGCTTCTTCTTCTGTTTTAACGTTAATTCCTAAAGATTTAACGCGTTTTGTTACACTTGAACTCAATTTTGTTCCCATTTTTTTTACAATTTTTAATTATTAACTATTTTTTCTATTCTTCATTATCTAAACTATAGCTTGAATATACTTTTCTTTGTTGTAATAATTCATTGCCATATTTTTTGATTAAAAAAGATTTTTGCATTTCTATTATATCTGAAACCTCTAGTGGTTCATCACCGCTATCAATTACTTGTTTTCTTATTTTTTTATCCTTATTGTTAAAATAAACTTTGCTAAGAAGTTTTGCGCTGTGACCTCTTAAAAATAAACTGAATATGGCTCTTTCTTTTCCATCTAAACCTTCCAAAAGGTCTATCCCATTTACAAAAAATTTATTTTCTTCAGGAGAAATATTTGTATCATCTTCAACTCCAAAATCATAATTTATATCATCAATCCGAGTTTTATAATTTTCTCGGCTAATGTACTTCATAAAATCTCTAGTTTTATTTGAGCAGGCGGCTTCTAAATAAAAACGAATTGGAACAGGTTTTGAAGCTTCATTTCTACGATATTTTCCCCATCGCCTTCCATAAGATTTTATAGAAGTAAATATTTTTATCCGAAACTCTTGAACCAAATCTTCAAATTCAAATGATAGTTCTTCATATGAAAATATTTTACTTGCGTATTTCTTAGCAAGATACTCATATCTATTGTAGAGCAATTCTGACATTTTAGTATCTTTTACCATTTTGATTTACAATTTTGATTTACGATTCTGAGGTAAAAGTAATGTCTTGCTATAAATAAAAAAAATATTTTGATTAAAATTTTTGGATTTACCCAAAGATTTAACTCTTGTTAAGAAAAAACTTTGAATAAACCCAACAAAATATATATTTCATAAGATTCTACAAACTTCATTTTTAGAAGCAACTTCATATTCTTGTCGTTGTTCAGAGTATAAAGTTAAAGTTTCATCTTCATTTATTTGATCTAATATCCAAATATCTCCTCTAAAAGAAAAATCATTCCCAATAGAATAATAATTCTTTAAATCTGATTCGCTCAATTCAAATTTAGGTTTTCCTAATTTATCAAATAATTCTCTTTTTATTTCTTGCATCTTCGAAGAATTATTCAATATGCTGTCCAAACAATTTCTCTTTGCTATATCATTTATCTTTTCGGACTTATAATTTAAAACTCTCTGATAATAAGATTTATCAGATGGGCTAAAATAGATTTTCTTTCTAAAGTCGGCAATCAAATACTCTCTTTGTACAGCAAGAAAATATTCTGCCACTGAAAGGTTTCTTGTTTTATTTATTGTCATATTATTAATTATTTTAATTTACCTATAACATCTGTTACAAAGTCTCTAGGCTTTTGTATATGATTGAAAACTTCTAATGCTTCGTCTTCATTACATTCGTCTATATCCTTTTTCATTGTATAAGTAATACCTGTGACAAAATAATTTTCAAGCTCTAATCCATACCTCTTTATATCCTTAATGGCATCAAAATCGTATAACAAAATTACATTTGTTACTCCCTTTATTCTTAACTTTTTAGATTGTTCAGGAGATATTTTTTTACCGAACGTACAAACACATTTTATCTCATCTCCTTCCCAAAGTTTCAAAACTTTATCAACAGATATTTTATCAAATATCCCTTCGACCAAAATAACGGATAAAGTATTTTTTGTTATTTCATCATATCCAAATAATAATTCGGCGAATTTTGTACCAACACTATTATTGTACCTCCTTTTATCTATAGGTACTTTTTTATCTCCATATCTTCCAACAAAACCCTTTATTTTTTCTTGATCAAAGACAGGTATCAAAACATAATTTTCATATTTTCTAAATAAATTTGTAGCTCCTATATTATATCTTTCACAATCTTCTGAAGTGACACCTCTATTTTTCAAATAAACGGTACTATTTTTAGAGACTTTCCAACCAACGGGCATCTTTATAACGGGCAAGTCAGTTAACGCTATATCGTCTTGCTTTAACTCTTCCTCTAACATCCCTCGAAGACTTTGAATAGTTTCTCTATTTTCAACGGTCGCCCCCTCTAACAAATAAGTCTTTCCGAGTTGTTTGAGCAATTTGTATATGCTTCCAAATTCTCCGCATTTTTTACAATCAAATAATTGAGTTTCTTTTGATATATAAAAATGAGAAGATTTTCCACAAAAAGGACAATCGCATATGTATTGTCCTCTACTATTCAACTTTGGATTTATCAATAAATCTCTAAGGTCTGAATCATCTATCGTCTTTGTCTTTCTTTTCATTTTTACAATCGTATTCGTCCCAATCAGTTGCCATTGTTCTTTTTCTATCGTAGAATCTAGCGTATGAAAAATTAGTACATATATGTATAGGGTCTCCGTTTTTGTAATCTCGAAGCTTATCAGTATTTAGACGTATCATCTCTTCTTTCGATTCATCCCTTGTAGCATTTAAAGTAACAAAAATATCGAATGGTCTAAGTTTTCCCTTATCCTCACTTAATTGAGCGCGGGTAATTACAAATTCTGGGTCGTTTTTGCTTTCTTCTGGAATATTACTACTTTGAGTTGCCGCATGAACCACCGCATTGAATTCCATAGCTAACATCTTCATACCTTTTGCTAATTTAGCTTGTCGAAAACGTTCTTCGCCAGGAGTATAATTATGTCCGTCTCCTACTTCTAATAATTCTAAATAATCTACTATAATAACATCTATTTTGCCATATTTTTTCTCCATCTCTTTCACTTCTCTTCGAATATCAGGTAAAGTTTTGGCATTAAAAGTTTCTTCAGAAGAGATAAATATATCAGATTTTTTTAGTTTTTTAATTATACGTCTAGTTACTTCCATTTTTTTGCTAGATATATTACCAAGTTTAACCTCTTGATAAAGCGTTCCCGTCCAAGCTGCGTCATATCTATCAGCACATTGTTTAGCCGTTCCCTCTAATTGAAAATGGGCTACCCGAAAACCCTGTCTAGCGGCAGCTACTCCTAGAAAAACCAAAAGTTGGCTCTTACCTGTTCCACTATCTCCCAACCAAAGAACACACTCTCCCGTTTCTGGTCCACCGCAATCACCTCCTAGACGGTAATCAATTTCATCAATAGTAGTTGGTATTTTGTAATATCTCTGATAATCTTCGCTGTTACGACGCGCTTGACGAACTTCAAAATCTGCAAATACTCGTTCAAATTTGGCGTCTTGAATAGAAAACTTACTAAATTCTTCAGCATACTTTACAAAAATATCATAAGCTTTATCTTTTTCTCCGCGATTATAAACATCAGTTATCGAATCGTTTGCCTCTAAAAACTTCATTTTCTTTATGAACTTTTCAAAGGTATCTACTATCGTTTCGTGACCTCCATTTTCATCTATTTCAATATCCGAAATTTCTTCTACCTTATCAAGAACTTTTTCATCATCCGAAAAGTTTTGTTGAAGTTGACCTATCGTCGGAATCTTCCCCGTCTTATCATAACGTTTTGTTAACCATTGCCATAACTTCTTTTCAGATTCATTTTGTAAATACGAAAATTTTAAATATTGTCTAGCTATATCAAATACAGTCCTCTTACTTAAGGCTGCAGCGAATAGCTCAACGGTAAAATTATTAGTTAAAATATTATCTTTCGCCATATCCTCTTTTGAAATATATTTTTACATACTCTTGTTTAAGGAGTTCTTTACATTCTTTTTTGAAAACACAAGTCGCGCATTTACTACTCTTATGAAAATATAGAGTAGTATTAGCTATGCACCATAAAAACCCACGCTTTGTATTATGATAATCAGATTTGAATTTTTCTTCCACTGATCTTACAGACGTTATTATTTCGCTTATATTAGTTTGTTTCTTTGTTACATTTATATTATATTTTTTCTTTAAACAAGCTCTAGTAATATATACGTTGGTAGATATACTACACTTATTCCACCGATTTATAGCCGACTTTCCAAAAACCCAACTAAAACGTACCTGACGGGAATAATCCTTTTCAGAACCATCATTGAACCAACTTTGAATACCATATTCTACAAACTTTCTTACAAAGTCTTCTCCGACACTAGGATAAACGCTCATAAAATACTTCCAACACTCGGTATCAGAATTATTACATTTATAATTGACCTTTCTTTTTGTTACTTGTCCCAACAATTCTATGAATGTGTCTACAGCATATCTGAAAAGTCTCTGTCTTTTGAAAACCATTTTTTAGTCCACCTTTCTATTGTTTCTTTCCAATCGTCTATCGAAGTATCAAGTATTCCAACTCTTTTCTCTCCGATAGCTCCGATATATGTATTTAACCTTGTTTCCGAGTGTTCAGAAAAATAAGCGTCATATAAATCAAAAAAATCTATTATCAAGCTTCTACTCTTAGTTTTTGTCGCTCCAAGTACACGACCCTTCTTTTGAATCGTATTTGCGTCTTCTAACCCGCCATCAACATTTATCAATACTTCGACTTCTGGCAAGGTAACGCCCTTCTTAAAGATATTCGAAGCTAAGAGAAACCCTCCCTTTCCTTTTAAAAATTTATTCTTTGATCGTTCGCGTTCTTCTGCCTCCGTCACTCCGCTGATAAAAGGTATTCCCGAAAGCTTTTCCATATTGCTACCATGCTCTACGCTTTGGAAAAGTACTAAAGTTTTTAAATTAAGCTTACGTAATATTTCAATCGTAGAAAGAAGTATTTTATTTCTAATTTTATTTTCAAATATTACTTTTTTTCTATAACCATTATAGTCCTCCACTTCAACGTCGTAATCAATATCATTATGATCAATAAGTAACATAAAAACTTTGTAATCTGACAATACCTTTCTATCTCTTAGACTTTTTTCAGATATTGTATAAACTACATCTCCGCTCCATTCTTTGAGCTTAAGATTTTGAACAAATGTTCCTGTGCGATATGGCGTAGCCGAAAGGCACAGCTGATATTCTAACTTCTTCGCTTTTTTGTAAGTCTTAAGTTTAGCGTCTGAACAATTATCGTGTATTTCATCTATGCAAAGAAACTTCAAATCTTTTATATATTTTTCTAACTCTCCCTTTTTCTTTGAATCTTTGCAACGCTTCGAATAAGTACTTTGAATAGTTTGTATCATACCAACTGTAACTCTCTTAGAAGTATCTACACTTCCCGCTCTTATTTCTCCAACCTCTATTCCTCCATACTTTTCAAAATATTCTTTTATGTCCGAAACTACTTGAGTAAACAAAGTTGTATTATCAGTGCAAAACAAAAAATTTCCTTCATCTGAAGTAAGAAATATTCTTAAAATCTCCGACGCTATGAAAGTCTTACCTCCACGTGTTGGAACAACTATTATTCCAAATCTTCGTTTATAAAATGCTTCCACGGCGCGTCTTTGATGGATATATTTTCCTGACATTCTATCATCAATCTTTACGTTTTGTGGTATTTCAAGAACATAATCGTTCTTTTGGTATGGTATTCCATTTATTCTGATATACTTCTCCAAAGTATTTATCATACCTATTTTAAAAGTCATTTTTCGTTTGTCAAATTTTTCTATCTTACTAGAATAAGCAAATGGGTCTGGATTTTTAAAAGTCAAAGCCTTTGCTACATGCCTTATTCCGTCTCGGCTTGATAGCTTGAACGAATATTCAAAATTGTTTGTCCTTTCTATGATTACACTTGACATTATTGTACTTTTAATCTATATTATTTTTAGGAGATAGGGGAACAAAGAAGTTTCCCCCTTAATCCCCCTATAACAAAACTATACGTTATCTTTAGTATGATGGGTGAGAGTTGTTAGAAGTTACCCCTTTATTATCTTAGAACATTGCTCTCAATTGAGTTACTGGCGTTTTTGCGTTTACTCAAATTATAATAACGTTGAAACGTTAAATTATTATTTTCAATCTAACTATCCGAACTTTCATGTATTGTTGTGCGGATAGTTAGATTGAATTTGTATACTGTTATCACGCCAATTTAATTTTTTAATTTAACTCATTATGCAGTATATAAATGAAATGTTGTTGATTGGTCCGTATACAATTTGGGGATTGTCCGTATTTCCGATGTGTATCCAGACTTTGAAACTGTTACTTTAGCAACGCATTCAGATATAATATCTTTTATTTTAAATAATCCATTAGCATCTGTTATGGTGGAATACCCACTTATTCCTGACACATTAGTATTATTCCCTAAAACTATATTAACTGAAGCTCCTTGAATCGGAGTAGAATTAGAATCCATTACTGTCCCTGAATATGTGTATGGTACGACTATATTTCCTGTAATGAATCTGTATAGAATATCTGCATATCTTTGGTGTCCGGCATCATTCGGGTGAATACCTTCATAAAATAATTTAGAATATACATCTGAGAGATACGGATTCATATCTCCTAAGGTAAACATATCACATATTGGCAATCCCCAAAATTTAGCAAATTCCTTAATTCCATCTACATAATCTTTTAAATATAATCCGCAACTGTTTTTCTTTCGAGAGCCATCAAAAGAATTTTCAACTGATGAAGTATAATAGTTTTTATGTATAGGAGTAATAACTATAATATTAACATGCCCTATTGTATCATATATGTTTTTTAATGCCTGATTCATTCCACCCAAAGTTGTTGTTACGTCATAGTTAGGTACCATAACCCCGCTAACATCTGTATATACACTCCCTAACGGAACAGACATCCCGTGATCATTAGTGCCAGCTTCAAATAATACTATTTTTTCATTACCTGTTAGGTTTGCAATAGTTCGAGAGTATAATCCTTTTTGGGTACCATAATTTGTAACCATCCACGCGTTTGATGAATTGGAGACATCCCCATAACACCATCCCCCTTTGGCTGTAGCTCTATTAGGGGTCATCCCTAATCTAATGGATAATAGATTCATGAAACAATGAGAAACATCCGATGCCATAGCACCCTCTCCGATAGAATCTCCAATTATAGCAAGAACATTTTCATTCAATTCGGATTGTGGGTCTAAAACTTCTTTAGTATAATCAGTAGCAAAAACTTTTGAAAAATTGCTATCCACTGATACATTCTCTAAAACAATTCCAAGGTTAACTACGCTATAAGTTGGCATTAATGAAAATAAATATACTGATTTTGTCAATGCAGGAATAGTTACTCTTTTATTAGTCCAATTTATTTCATCGATTTGAGATAAAACATTAAAAGATGAATCATAAAATATTGCTGTATAGAATCTATAAGTATCATCATTAGCAATAGTAAAATAAACGTCTACTCCTAATACAATAGGACTAGAAAACGATAATATTGCTCTATTTTTATTTGATCCTCCCATCGAAATACTCCCACTATAATATATTGATCCGTTCACTTGTTTGTCTAGTGAATTAAAATTTTCAATCGAAGCATCTATCATTGAAGATATACTTACAACTTTAATTGATAATTCAAAGGTAGTAGCAATGGTTACATTATTTGTTGTAAATATATAAATAGACTTAGTTAACGCTGGAATAGTAACCTTTTTATCCGTCCACCCTGTTGCATTTATCTGTCCTACTACATTTGTAGAGGAATCATAGAAAAGTAATGTTTTTACCTTTAATACATCATCATTTGGTATATAAATATGAGATTCAGTATCTTCCGATATAGCATTAGATAAAGCAACTATTGCTCTATTTGTATTTATTGGAATGGTATATGAACTACCTATGATAGTTGAATCATAGTTCACTTGTTTGTCTAGTGAATTAAAATTTGACTTAATAGTACTTAATTGAGTAGGAAGACTAACTGTCTTAACAGAAATAGAAACGTTCGTCTCTACAGTCATATTATTTGTTGTAAATATATAAATAGACTTAGTTAACGCTGGAATAGTAACCTTTTTATCCGTCCACCCTGTTGCATCTATCTGTCCTACTACATTTGTAGAGGAATCATAGAAAAGTAATGTTTTTACCTTTAATACATCATCATTTGGTATATAAATTTGTGCAACGATATCTCTTATATATATATTAGGGAGTGTAACAATTCCCCTATTTGTATTTATTGGAATAATAGAAGTTCCATCAAAAAAGGTTGAATCCGTATTATCTATTGAGTTTTTATACTCCTCGTAGGGAGTAATAGCATTTCCAAGTCTTATATCTAAACCCGTATATGTATTATTAGAGTTAAGAAAGTTTACGGCAATATGTGAACAGTTAATAACATTGCAGTCAATTTCATACACGCCATCTGAAAATAATCCTATTTTCCCATTTGTGATTGTCCCATTAGATATAAATGTTTCTCCATTAAAATAATTAACATTATTGGGTATTCCCCCTGTCACGTAAATTTTATTAGAAATTATAGGGAGAAATGTTGTTTTAAACAAATTATTTAATAAGAGAACCCCGTCATTAAATAAGAGACCGTTAATTAATTTATATTTACCAAAATAAGAATCCTCGTAAGATCTGTAAGAATTAAATACTACTGTACTTATCAATACTGTATTTGTTTTTTGTACCGGTCTAAAATATTTTATATTAGAATCCAGGGATATAATTTGTGACTTTGAATATAGCAATACGTCGTTTACTACTTCTACATAATTCAAATCAGTGTCATAAAAATATATTATCATATTTTCCTCTGAAAGTATAAAAATTAAATCATCTATTGATATAAATTCCTTAGTTCTTAATCTACTTGTTGAATCTTCATTTATCCCAGAACTATTTATACCTCCAATTTCCCAATTATCAGAATTAATTCCATTTATAGAATCTACATTACCTTTTATTTCTCGTACAGAATTGGAAGAAGCATTATCTAATTTATCGGTAATCCATTCCGTCCCGTTCCATTTAATGGAATAAATAGAATCTTCTGTTTCAGTAAAAGATATACTGAAATTTGTAAGTACATTACTACCTACAACAGCATTATATAAATAATACTTTCTATCGTTGATACCATAAGTTAAGGGAACTGTAGAAGTTGTTGCGATGCCTAAATAGAGATAGCCTGATGATGATAATGAATTAATTGTATCGTCTAATAATTTGCTACTTGGAGAAGTATTTACGTTTTGACTTCTAACTTGTTCTACTTGAAAATTAAAAGAGCTTTGAAATTTCCAACCTCCTGATATTCTGCTGTAAATCGCATTTTCAGAAGGAGTTGTTGAATTTACTACAGTTATTATCTCTCCTTCTTTTATAGATTTTCCATCTGTACCAATAGGATTTACAGAATCTGCATTCATAGAAGCTACAGAATCATAAGTTTTTTTTATATTATAATTATAATAAAAAGTACCGTTAGCGACATTTACTATTATATTAGTTTCAAATGTATAAGCAGACCAATGTTCTGTATCCCAAACAAATATTACAAACATACCTTCTAAATCTCCTGTTGTAATAGATATTGGATTCCCCGTACTATCTATAAAATTTGTAAACACTTTAGTCATATTTTGGGATATTCCCGCTATATAACAAACTTTACCAGAATTAGGTTGTACTGGCATAGTTGTAGTATCTGCTATGCCTATTAAAGTACTTGTTCCGATTAATTCTACACTACGTATATAATCAAGCATATTTAACTCATACGCTTGTTGAACATCTGGTTCAATTTCAGTTCCCGCAGCTCTTCCTGTCAAGGCACTGATTATCATCTCTTTGGTATCATTGTATCCTGCCATTTTATTTTAAATTTATGAGTAATCTTCTTGTTTATATTCTGTATTATAATTGCTTACGTCTTCTACTAAATTATAACTGATCACCATCTCTACCTCTTCAGAATCATTTCTAACATATTTTTCTAAATATTCGTTTATTAATTCTTCATTAGTAGGATATTTATTCTTTTTTATTATTCTTTGTATCCATATACCAATCGCTTCTCCAGGTTGTATAACATCTTTTATCAATACCGAATTATCAGTTTTATTCTCAAATTTTCCTAAAAAATTAGCTGAAAAAGATTCGCTTGTCAAAAAAGAACAATTCAATGGAATTGTTAAAACAGTTTCATCTCTTCTTTCTATTCTGAATCTTTTTTCATTTACTCTCTTGGCAAAATAAGTTTCATTATTACAAAATGCTTCTTCAATCGCGTCCCAAGTTCCTTCCATACCAGATTCTGAAACATCAACTACTACATTAAAAGGAGAAAATACAATCTCTTCTCCCGAAATTGCTGGATTATTTATTTCAAATTCTACCGCCGCTCTATAAAATGAAGCATCGTGAAATTCTGCATTCATAGGCTCTTGATAACGACTAGATATATGTTCCATCATATAGCTACTCTTATCTATTCCAACTGCCGCAACCTTAAAAATAGCTTCATGATTATCATCTGTAACTAATTTTAATTCAACATCTTTTACGGCATAATCAAATTTATTTATTAATGCTACCGCTATTGTTTCTTTTTGCTTTTTTTCAAGAGTGTAAGAAGACAATAAATCAAATAATGAATTTAATGCGTCGTTCGGAACAGGCGTTGAAGATACATATCCGCCTAAGCTTTGCACAGGATCACTTTGAGGATTACTAGTAGTTCTTGCTAAAGAAGCTCCTGCTCCTGTTAAGTATATCATCATAATTTAAAGTTTTTAAGAATAATTTCTTTGTTTTTCTTGCGGTTCAATATCTGCTAAATTTATAGAAAACGAACTATTGGAAAGAGTTTCCATGTTCCCTTTTATATTAGTAAACTGAGCAATCGCTAAATTAGAAAAAGGATATTGTTTACCACTATCATCTAACATTCTATATTTAACAGTTACCGAAACAGAATCTAAAAAAGAAGTAGAAACCGAAGGCATATACGCATATATTTTAAGCCTAGAATTTATATTCCAAATAGATTTTTTGAAATAAAAGGGGATAGAAGGTTTATCTACATTAGATGAAACAGAAACCTCATATTCAATTTCAGTAGCGTTAGGAATAACAACAAAATCGTTATCATTATCTTCTATTATGGAAGTGTCTAAATTTGAAATATAAAGAGCCTTATTTATATTGCTATCAATTGTAGCATATTTCATATTTTTTCTATTTAACAAAAACCAACCGTTAAAAACTCCATCTGGTATATCTCCGCTCCCTAAGAAATTACTGAAACCTTCTACGATATTAAAAATATTAGTTGAAGATGAAACTACTAAAGAATTTTTGGTAATGCTATATCCATGTTCTACAATCAATTCAAACTGCGCGGATATAGTATTTACTGAATTGATTCCTCCGACAGTGTTTACAGTCAATAAACTCGCTATAGGATTGATATTTGAATCTATCGTTAAATCGGATTGAGAATAAGTATTATTAAACATATAACTTATTCTTTTATCAGAAACTGACATAACTCCTCCGTTGTCAAATTCGATAGAAGCTAAAATAAATTGGTCTTCTGTTATTGTTGGTTTATCTTCTGAATCTACAAGAGATAAAGAATAGGAATCATATTAATATATTTGTTTATTTTCAGATAATGTCTGAAAACCAGGAGTAAATGTTCCTATTACACTATATTTCAAGGAAGCTTCAGCGGTAAAATCGCCTGATAAAATAGCAGAGTTATCAGATAATACAGT